TGTTTGAAGCAACCGCCGCTGCCTCAGTGTAACTGATTTTGGCATTATTGGTAGCAATATCCGACTCCATCGTATCCAAGTCTACAGCTTGGGTAACAGTGATGAAGTTTACTTTTGTTGAGTCAGTCCCAGGGTACGAAATCTTTGCGTTGTTGGTGGCAACGTCTGACTCCATTGTATCCAAGTCTACCGCTTGGGTTACGGTAAGGTAACCAACCTTCGTTAGCTGTGCAGAGGTAGCAAACTTGTGCGACGTAGATGTATCGTCAATGTCATCTGCGTCCAATACAACTGCGCCCGTCTGGGAGTTAACTGAGCTTACTGCGTATGCTGTTAAGTATCCTTCATCATTTGTAAGAACAGAGATATTGTCCCCTGACACAACGTTGTCGATATCATCGGTGAAATCAGACAACGCAGTCTTGGCTGAGTTTGTCGCTATATCACTTTCCATCGTATCCAAGTCAACAGCCTGAGATACGGTAATATAGTTTACCTTGTTAAGAAGAGATTGGTTTACAAACTTATGAGATGTCGAGGAATCGTCGATATCGTCTGCATCTAAAACAACTACACCTGTTTTGGAATTAACTGAGCTTACTAGACTCGCTGTTAAGAATCCCATATCATTAGAAAAGTCGGACAGTGCTGTTGGTTTATTTTGAATATAATCATCAAAGCCACTGTCAACTTGGTCCCAATCTGCCTGGACGTTTACTTCTGCCGAAGCAGCTATATCATCAAGCTTGTCTAACTGTGCTTGTGTTGCATACTTATTGGTAGAACCAGAGTCATCAATATCGTCTGAGGTAACGGTAATGTCCCCGTCTACTCCCGTAATTTCGTTTACGGAAGAGATTCCTCCAGAGGAAATAACCTGTGAATCTACGTATGCCTTTACGCTTTGCTGTGTAGGTACGTGTACATCAGAATCAGATGTCATGGCATCCTCATCCTTAATCCACTTAAATCCGGAAGTGCCTAAAGTTCCAGAGGTAACTCCTCCAACAGATTGCAAGTTTGCCTCTGTCACGTATAGGTTGGAAGAACCCTCCGAAATGTCGTCGGTATCTATTGTTATGTCCCCGTCTACTCCCGTAATTTCGTTTACGGAAGAGATTCCTCCAGAGGAAATAACCTGTGAATCTACATATGCCTTTACGCTTTGCTGTGTTGGAACTTGAGTAGCCGAGTCAGAGGACATCGTATCCTCATCTAGGACCCAAGCGTGGGACGCAACAGAGGCAGTGCTAGTTGTAGCAGCGCCCACGGCTTTCATAGTAGGCTCCGTTACATATAGATTAGAAGAACCTTCCGAAATATCGTCAGTGTCCAAAGTAATGTCCCCATCTACTGCGGGAACAGAGTTTACAGAAGACACACCAGCGGCCACGACAACTTGAGAGTCTACATATGCTTTAACACTTCCCTGAGTAGGGACTTGAGTATCGGAGCTTGTCCCTAGGTCTTCCTCATGCAGCACCCACTCATAATTAGAAACATTTGGAGTGCTACCCAAAACGCCTCCAACATCTTGTACGTTTCCGGAAGTAACATACTTGTTAACAACGCCCTCGTCAACATCATCAGAAGAATAGATAATCTCGTCAAGAGAACTGCCATCAAATAGAATCTTTACGACCGCATCAGGAACTACTGGTACGGTAGGTTCTTCTGGCTCAGGGCATTCGTAATCCCCAACTCCTGCTATTTTAATCAGGTCTGACATCCCAATTATATAGTCTTAAATATGGTCTGTCGCCTCCTAGCTCCCAGAATTAAAAACTCCTACGTGTGCGGCGACCCTCCAGACGACACATAGGGCTATATACCAGTGACTATTATTTAATATGGATACGCATCTTAAATTCTCAGAACAAACTTCGGAGCAACTGTGGGATAACGCCATGTGGGGGCTTGCGCTATGTAACGCAGACGGAGGGTTTATTAAAGTAAATCCTACCCTGTGTAATCTGTTGGAATATACGGAGTCAGAACTACTAGCCAGAACCTTCCAAGATATCACACACCCTGACGACTTATATGATGATGTTCATATGTCTGAGGAAGTGCATAGAGGACATGTTCCATATTACATTATGACCAAGCGGTACATCACAAAAACCGATGGTGTCCTATGGGCCAAACTAAGAGTTGACAGAGTTCAACAAGAAGATGGCTCTTTTTGCCACTTCCTGAGTCAGATTAGTCCAGCAGTAAAGCTTAGCAAACAGCAGGTACTAGAGGCACAACTTAATGGAGTTGTAAGTAAAAAGAAAAAGGACACAGGCGTTAAAGCTTATGTCCTTCGTAATTTGAAATGGATTATCCCTCTTGTACTTACCGGAGTAGGTTCAACTTATAAAGTATACCATGAGTTCCAGTCAATGAAAGAAGCTATTGCTCAGCAGATTTCGCAGGAAGAGCCTCAAGAGAAAGCTTCCCGTCCGTAATAATAGGGGTGTACCTCTCTCCCGCCCCATTATCAAGAATCATGTCTGCTACCTTCGTGGCTACGTCGTTCTTGATAAAGCGTTTGATGTTTCTGGCTCCATACTCTTCTGAGAAGGAATTATCAACCACGTAGTCAATGAATTTCTTGGTGAGCTTTAGGGGAAGATGCCCCATGTGTAGCCTAGCAATCTTTGACGCATCCTTTTTAGACAACGTGTTAAAGTACACTACTTGGTCAATCCTGTTGATGAACTCAGGCTTAAACTTAGCCTTGAAAGCTTCTTCAATCCCTGCCATAGAGTCTGCATAAGACCTTACGCTTTTACCAAAGCCAATCTCCTTCTTGCCCATGTTATCCTGGAGACCAATGTTGCTGGTGAACAGGAACAGAGAGTTGCTGAAATCCAACAGTTGGCCTTGGGAATCCATAATGGTTCCATCGTCTAAGAGAGACAGTAAAAGGTCGAACAACTTGTCAGATGCCTTCTCAATCTCATCGAACAGGAAGACCCACTGACTTGTGGTTGCTGCTTTCTCGGTTAGCAATCCTGACTTATCATGTCCTACGTATCCTGGAGGGCTTCCGATTAGCTTGGAATACTCATGCTTTGCTGAGTACTCTCCACAGTTAATCTTAATTAGCTTGTCTCTCCCTAGGAAGGAGTCTGATAGAGTCTTAGCTAGCTCGGTCTTACCCACTCCTGTAGGCCCGATAAAGAAAAGGGTGGCAGAACTTTCAATGCCAGCGCCGAGAAGTTTAAGAGGGCTGATAACAGCTTCGATAGCTTCCTCTTGGCCAATGACTTTCCTCGATAGGTCCTTCCTTAGCCTGTTAATCCCTGCTAAAGTTGTACACCCTTTCTTCTCTTCGTCTAATGAGTCTTCCCGAATCTCCAGGTCACTAAGGTCATTAGCTAAGGAGCTAATGTTGGACATGTCGAATACAGGATAGACTTTTAAGATAGATGCGAACAGACATTCAGGGCCAAGCATGTCGCTAACCTTCCCCTCTTTCTGCATCTTTGCAATCGCAGCAAACGTTTCCTTTGAAACCAGTCTGTCTACTACGAGGTCAACGTAGTCTGTTATTTCTAATTGGCACTTCTTGAATTTTAGTGTAACCTCTTCTACAAATTCAGCAATCTCAGCAGAGGCTAGGTGTCGGAGGGTAATAAAGGCTCCGATTTCGGGAACATAGGTAGTATACTTATTGTTTTTCATTTTCACGCCGCCTTTTGGCAGCATCTTTCAAGTCGGCAAAGGACGTTGGAGCCTCTTTGTCATCCTCAACAGCAGGAGCAGTCGTAGACTTTTGCATGATAAGCATTGCCTTTAACGTCCTGTCGGTCGCTGTTTGGCACAACTTGAGAGCATCAATCATGTACTTGGCGTAGTCAGAGGCAAGCAATCCACCGTTATCGTGGAACTCCTTGAACACGTCATACGCAGCCAAGGCAGCTTTCCTATCATCGGTCGCTGTCTTAACTACATCTTTTACAAGCTTATCCAGCCTTGCTGCTGACATGTAGGTGTTTTTCGGTCTGTAATTAGCCATACTACTTTTTCTGTACGAAGTTCTTTACTGTATCCTTCTTGTCTTTAGTTGCAAACCCGTGCTCGGATTTAGACTTCTCCTTCTTACCTTTCTCCTTAGACAGATTCTGTGAACCATGCTTAACTTGTGTTCGCTTAGCATAGCCTTGAATCTCTGACATAGGAGTATCAGAAGGGAATCCCTTGGCAACCTTATCCCCTGACTTGGCTCCCCAAGTACCTTTAGTGGATACGTAAATTCTGTCTGAGCCAGGAGTGGTAAAAACTCCACCATACCCCAGTTTCGAAAGCCCGTCCCTTAAAGTAGGGAACAAAGGCAGTTTCGCCCTTTTTGGGTCTACCTTCGTGGTAGCATCAAAAGGGGTTGACTCGCAGATTAGACGCTTCATAATACTTCTCAGTAGTATGTAGGTTTACCGCGTTATAGTGTTTCCAGGAAATCAGCCTCCTCGTCGTATGCTGTGACAGTTTCCTGTGGTTTCTTAGACTTTTTGAGTCTTCGCGCCCTACCACGGATGCGAGACTCTTTCGTGTGATGGCCTACCATTTTAGAGATTACGTACAGTACGAGCAATCCCACCCACAGCGGCCAAAGGGTTACAATCAAAATTGACAGGATGGCAAAAATGCTCACTGTCAACAGACTTACATCTTTCATTATTCCAGTTCCCCAGATTCAATCTTCTCAGCAATCATATCACTGATTACATCTTTTCGGTATTTCTTATCATCTCCAGGGAACGAGTAGTACCCATTTGACGGAGAGATAATAGTTCCGTCTTTCAACGCAACTTCGTGAAGGCCATAATTCCTTGTCAGGCCTTTATCATATATCAACTCAAACTCACAGGACTGATACGGGATGGCGTGTTTGTTCTTTGTGTTCCTGAGCTTTCCCTGAATTCCTACAGGGTTCTTTAGCTCATCAACAAGCCTTCCTTTATTAGGCGAGGATGTTACCATGGAGATTCCACAGTAGTACTCAAGGGAACGTCCACCACCCGCCTTAGTGTTTGGGTCGCCCATTACAAACCCAACCTTACTTCTAAACTGGTTGATAATGATGAGCGTTGCTCGGTTCTTCTTCAAGAAGGAGTTAAACCTTCGAAGCGCGATACCTACTGCCTTGGCCCTAAGTGCTCCACCAATCTCAGCGTTATCCCCGTACTTACCTTCCATCTCTTTCTCAGAAGGAGGAGTTCCAATAGAATCAAATCCTAGCAGGATTGGCTTATCCTTCTCTTTCTTCCTAATGGCAAGCACGACATCTTCTAGGAACTGGAAGCACTGCTCTACGGTCGTAGGCTCTCCATAGATTAAGTTGTCTGGGTCTACCCCTAGTACCTCTGCAAACTCCGGCGCGTATGCATGTTCGTTGTCTACCATGACAGTAAACCAGCCATCCTTTTGTGCACCTACAAACGCATGAGTGAGGAACACCGTCTTTGCTGACGACGACTCCCCACAAATTTCGTACAAGCCACCCAAAGGATAGCCACCAGTGTACCTTCCAGACAATACTTTGTTAAGAGCATAACTGCCTGAGTCACAAAACTCTTTCTCTACAAACTCATCACGCAGCAGTACCGCGTCGTCAAGCTCCTTGATAATGTCCTTTAGGATATTTCCCATCACCCCTATAATAGAGGATTAGTCGGTCTTTTTAGTGGCTTTCTTCGCCTTAGCCTTAGTCTTTTTAGGAGGCTTCACAGGCTCTGCAACCTTAGGCTCCTCAACTTCTTCCTCAACAGCATCCACTACCGCATCAGCAGCCAACTCAGGGTTCATAGCCAACTCATAAGCTTCAAGGCGAAGCCGTCTGCGCTCTCTCATTGATAAACGTGCCATACCTTATATATGCCTATTTGGTGTAACCCATTTCCTTCTTTATCCATTCGTAAGTAAGGCGCATACCTTGCTCCAATGAATATTTTGGTTGCCACCCTAGTTCAGAGCGAATCAAAGTATTATCAGATACTCTACCGTTTACCCCAATCGGGCCTTCGATATGTGTAAGAGTAACATCATGGTCTCCGTAGAGCACCATATTAGCTAATCCATCAATTGATATTTTTTCCTCAGAGCCGATATTGAGCACCTCTTTACAGTCAGAGTTCATCAATTGCCTAACAGCGTCCAAACAATCCTCAATATACAAGAACGAGCGTGTCTGTTCACCTGTGCCCCAAATCTCAAAAGGCTCCCCTTCCCAACGCGCAAGCATGGCTTTCCTGCACATAGCTGCTGGAGCTTTCTCCTTACCGCCATCGTAAGTACCATGAGGGCCATAAATGTTATGGAACCTAGCAATCCTTACATCAAGGCCATGATTCCTCTCAAACGCCTTATACATCCTTTCAGAGAACAGTTTCTCCCACCCATACTCCGAGTCTGGGTCTGCTGGGTAGGCTGTGTCTTCTTTACAGATTGGATTTTCAGGGTCTAGCTGGTTTCTCTCTGGATAAATGCAAGCGGAGGACGAGTAAAAGATTCTTGCCCCTTTCTGGTAAAGGGTAGCTGACCTCAGCACGTTTAAGTTGATGGAGGCCGAGTTACACATAACGTCGGCATCGTTTTCCCCCGTAAAAATATACCCTGCGCCTCCCATGTCGGCAGCAAGTTGGTAAATCTCATCGAAATCTCCGAAGCGACGAAACACCGCATCGACATTTAACAGATTTGACAGGTCTACCTGCCCGAAGCTAGTTGCCCGACTATCCCATTGAAACCAGTCATCCTCTTTCTTAATATCAACAGCTACAACTCTGTAGCCTTCTGAAATCAATCTCTTGACCAAGTGGCCCCCAATGAAACCTCCAGCACCTAAAACCAGTGCTTGCTTCCGTGTGTCTTCCGTAATCATTTTACTTTTGGTGTTAGAATTAAGTATCCTTGTTTTCTGTAATCTCGTTCAAAGTCTCTTAGCGTACCCATTATCGTTTCCTCGCAATAACTGTTAAAATGTTCTCTCTACTACAAAGAGGGTTAACACGTATCGCGTCCTCTGGATTTCCTGCGGAAATAACATCGTAGCCTAAAGACTCCAAATGTGATGTGAGGGACTTCTTACTGAAATGCCAAAGATGTTCCCCGTACCTCCTATGTTTCCATTCTCTAAACCATGATTCAGAAAGGTCTCCATCACAAAAATGACACCATGGTAACGATATGTAAAGATACTTACAGTCTAAATCTTTTATAAAATCAATACTCTGAAAATGCTCCAAACTATCAAAGAAGCAGACAACATCATATCTCCGTGAGTAATCCCCTTCTCCCACCCAGGAGGGAAAAGATACGCCCTCACACTCAATTCCTTCGGACCGTATACCATACTCATTAGCTAATTTTAAAAAATCACCAGAGCCAAACCCTACGTCTAAAACAGAGGAAATATTTTGAACATTCCCAAGAAGGTATCCGAGCCTAAGCCCTGCCATCTTACTCCTGATATCTAACGGGAGGCATGTGTATCGAGCGTCTATGTAATCATCCCCATACTCCATATCAATATCCATATGTCTCTGCTTAATGCTTCCACATTGAAGTTTCTCGTAGTGCTTATCAAATCTCATTCCAATACCTCAAATCCCAACCTTTAGAAACTGTATACTTTGGATGCCCTGGTCTGGGTAGCAGTATCGGCTTGCATTTCAATGCATGGAGAATGCCATCTACAAAACAGAACACTGAACTCTCCACGCACATAATCTCTTTCGCGCCAAGAATAACAGAATACCAGTCAGTAATATTATAGTTCCCTATCTTAGAAATTTCTATAATTCTGTACTTACAGTCATCAGGGATGGGGGCTTTATTTCCGTCTGAACTTTCACGATGGACAAGTGTGTAGTCCCCCTCTATTCCAACTACCCTTTCAATAGCTTCTTCTGCACTAGGGTCTCTGTCGAACTCCAAAGCATTCTTATAAACAAACGGAACATCTGCTAAACGGTATTTCGTTTCCTCAAAAGTCTCTCCAGGAAGCTGCTTAGGATGACCATCCCTGTCGGATAGGTCTAAGGTTTCAAACTCATACTCCTTTGCAAAGTTTCTCGCCGTGTCGGATGCCCACTTTAACCAATCCCCCTCTCCAAAGTAATCTCCCATGTGGTAAATCTCTACATAGCTTCCAGCGACAGCTTCCAAGTGGGAGGCATACTTCTTACACACAGGCCAGATAACTCTGTACCCCCTGTCAACATAAGCCCTCGCAATCGGAGCGCAAATAAGGATGTCTCCAAAAGCTCCAGGTTGAATCATAACAATCGTTTTTCTACTTGAAGTAGTGTTCAAAGATGTAATCCTCAGGTATCTCGTAGTACGCAATCTTTTCGAAGTTCTCCTTTACAGCAGGAAGCTTAGAAAGGTAAAGTTCATAAGACAAGTCCTCTAGTGAGAAATTGTCATCCAGTACAATGATGCCATCCATGTTAAAGAAGTCACCAATGTTAGGGCATCCCAAGTAAATGGGAATCGTCCCTGTTGCAAAGCAATCACCAATCTTCTCAGTGAAGTAGTTTGGCTTTTGGCAATTCTCAATTGCTACCGAGAACATATATTCTTCAAGGGCGGTCTCCTTACATTCAATCTCATTAAAGCCCCTTCCGTATAAGTCAACTCCGTGTCGAAGCTTCTCAACCCAACCCAACCTTTCGTGATGGCCAGCGCACATCGTCTTACGGGAGGAAACCATTGAGACTAGTTTGGTCTTCATCTGGGGAACTCTTGGGCGCTTAATCCAGTGAGTGCCCACAGGGGCAAATATAAATCTCTCATCCATTGCAAGAAGTTCTGCACTGTGAGTAAAGATTACCTCAAAGTTATCTAACACTTTCGGAGCGTGTTTATACACCTGGGGAATGATAGCTTCGGATTCCAGTATCCACCCGTAACTACACTCCTTTGTATGCATTGAGAGTTGCGGAGAGAAAATTGCATGGTCAACATGAAAGGTTCCAGATTGGGGAGTGCGGGTTCTATCCCACTCAATATGCTGGGAAACCTTGCCATGGGTTGCGCACGCATCATTTCCGAAGGTACTTCCTACTAAGTTAAATTTCACTCTTCACTCTCCTACTTGCTACGTCTAATGCACATCGAACTTGGTCACTCAGGTTGACTTTGGCATCACTGATTTGTGTGCCTAAGTTGTACATCATTGATTCCTCTTCAATATATTGAACTCTATCTTTTCCCGCCATTTCTAGGATGGGAACAAAGATTACAACATCAGCGGCAGACGAATAAAGCTTGCCGTTTGGGTCTAAGAAATCTAAAGGACTGAGCCTATCCCACATACCCCTATAGAAAGTCCTTATCTGGGAGTAACACCATCCATGCTTAATCTGCTCTCTAAACCCAATAGGGGAGCCGAGAGGTTTACACACAGATTTGGTAACTCCATCAGAGCACTTGTAGTTTCCGTATGTTGCAAGACAACCGCTATTCTTGTACGTATCGTAAATCCTTTGAAGGCAATTATCGTCAATCAACCAATCATCGCCATCTAAGTGAACTATGATATCATGTGGCCTTGCTTCTGATTTCTCTACCGCCAAAATATGACTATGTAAGGTTCCTCTATTACGTGGCACTCCACCAAAGATTATCCTAGGGTCTCCGATAGACTTATTTGCAAGAACACTGAGAGTGTCATCTGTTGAGCCGTCATCAATAATTACGTGCCTGTAATTCCTATACGTTTGAGACTGCACTGACTCCATACACTTCTCAATCCACTTCTCCCCGTTGTACACAGGGCTAACAACAATCAATCTTGTATCTTCTTGAAACATTTTTCCCACTCCTCTAAAATATCCCTTCCCGACATATCGTAGTTTGCGTCGCTATTTGACGATGACAACCCCTCATATGGAACGCGCAACTTTAAACATTCCGCCTTCACCAAATTAAAGGATTCACTCTTTGAGGAGTGGTAAACTTTATCGACTGAACCATACATCTCCATCCTGTCATCACAAAACCCCTTCAAAACTGCCTGACCGCTTTTAACATACTTTTCCACGTAACGCCTGTAATAGTCATAATTTTGAATAACGCCATATAGTAAAATAGTATGGGAACCCTGCTCTAAAGCTCTTTCAATGGATACGTGAGTTTGCTTATTAGGCTCGATTCCACCAATAACACCCACCGCATCAGTTTTTGACATAAGGTGATAATCAGTCCAATCCAAATCAGGAACAACATTCGGAATAATCTTTCCGCACACGCCTTGCCACTCTCGCTGACTTTCGGATACGTATACGATTTCGTCCCAATACTTTTTATGGTCTTTTACGCGCCAAGACTCTTTTTCGTGGCACACCAAAATAACCTTATCAAACCACTTTGGTCTTTCAGGCAAATCAGTGAAATGGGTCAGTAGCACCTCCCCAGGCTTTCCGCCCAACATTGAGCGATGGTGCAGTGAGCCTTTACACCGACCAAGATGCCATTCATGGGGGCCATACAAAGTACACTCATGCCCATTCTCGTTAAGAAGGTTGCATAGGTTAATAAACGAAATAGTCGAGCCACCAGGGTTCGACCATCCAGTTACTATTTTTACTCTTGTCATAGTTCTAGGAAGTTGCTTTTCAATTAAACGTTAAGTTTAGGCTCGGCGCGGAGCGGCCAATTACACCTTAAGACCTCTCAGCCTCATCTTCTCCTTGTTGCGGTACTTCGCGTCCTTGTACGCATCCCCGCCCTTCGCTTTCCAGCGGTTCCCGATTCCCCGCCTCTTCCTGTACTGTTTCAGTGTTTCGCTTTTCTTTCTCGACATTCTTAAGAGCCTCTAGGTATTCTTTCTTTTGTTTGATTAGTTCGTGATAGATTTTCAACCTATCTCCGATGTGAAGATTGCTATTGTATCTTTCGTCTACAACCTTCTTTAGATTCTGACCCATCTCTCTTCGATGGTCTGGGTCTTTGCACAACTTAGTCAGGCGCTGAATCCACTCCGACTTAGGGTTGTTCTTTGAGATGAGGTATCCTGTCTTTCCGTTCTCAATCACCTCACTGTACGCACCTACATCAGTGCATACTAACGGCAAGCCATACCTTCCACACTCCATGAGTTTAATCTCACTCTTGGAATCGTTGAAAGGGTTGTCTAACAGAGGAGCAATGCTAATATCCATCTGACTATAAAATACTCCGTACTTGTCAGAAGGAAGTGCGTAGCCTACGAACACGTTGCTCTTCTTTGCACCGCTCGTAAGCCATGCTTCGTAGTTCTTCCATACGTCCTGTTGCCAACCCTCTTTATCGTTGTCAGCATTTGGTGGTGGCTTACCGTGAAGTCTCCACTCCACATTCTCAGCGCCAACTTTAGCTGCTAGAGAAAGCATAACACCATGGAAAGGTTTAACGTCCTCTTCATGGTGGATACCTCCGACCCATCCAATCCTGGTGTGTCCTTTCTTAGCCTTAACAGGGGGCATGTTCCAGCAAGGTAGGTCGAAGTCAATTGCGTTTTTGATTACAGCGAGACATCCACTCTGAACATACTGCGCTACTCTCTCCGCGAACTTCATTTGAGTAACAGATACAAGGTCGGCCATCCCATAAACAGCTTTAGTAATGTTCTCAAGGTTGTTATCCTTATACGCTTGGTAATGTCTGTGCCCTTCATAAAGCTCAGTCAGCAAGTCGTCTGTGTCGAAGTGATAAAACTTACCAAGCTCCTTTGACACCCTTGCTAGGTTTAACGTGTACTCCCCGCCATACTTATGAATATTAGCAGTGAATACTACATCAGCCCATTTAATATTATCAAATGTGAAAGAGTGTGGGTCTTCCGTTGACCACCCTAGCGGGTCATCATCAAACCTAATGTCAACATCGTTGGGGAACTTCTCCTCCAACTTTTGCATAGGCTGAACGACACGGTACTGCCCACACCCTCCATAGTTTGGAGGACAAACAAGAATTTTCAACTTCTTCTCCATCCCCCTTATTATAGTACCTTTAGGTACTTAACTCTGAATTACTCCAAGGATTTAATGAAGTCCTCTTCCGAACCAATCCCTTCACCATCAGTAGGCTCCATACCAGCAGTCTCTTGGGGCTGCATAATCAACCTGTGCTCTGCGCGAATACCCTCGGCAACAAGCTCAAGCTCTTCGTATGGTTTCTCAACAATCAATTCCGAAAGGTCGTGACGTTGTGACATAAGCTCTTCAACCTCGTCAGGAGTTCCCAACGAAGAAGACTTAGGCCTAAAGGTTGAAGTGTCATAGTTGTTATAACCATCTACTTTCTTCAAGGTAAGCTTGAAGTCCCAACCGTTCTCTGGGTCAGCAACACTTACTTCACCGTCGCCCCAATCTGGGTCGAACTGGCCGTCCATAATCTTAGCGTATACTTTATAGCCTTGCGCCATAATCTTAACATTGCCATCCCTGCGGTCAAGGACGTTGTAGTAGTACCTGCTGGTAGACTTAGACTTCTTAGTAAGTTCGTGCAAAGCCTTCTGCAAAGGAGTAGGACTCTTCACGTCGAACTTAGGCTCTGACTCATTAATGTCTTTCCAGATATCAAAGTATGCTTCACAGATAGGGCACTTGTCCCCGTTCACCCGTGGGCAATTAACTTTGGTCTCTTTATCAATGTAGTGCATACCACTCTCAAGGTGGTAATCATTTACATCATCTGCGATAGGCAGAATTCGTAGCTCTGCGGTCTCATCGTAATCAAGGGATACGTATTTGTCGAGACCTCCACCGCCTTTACCTGCGGATTTAGCTTTCTCTTTCTCGTATTTCTCTCGTAGTGCGTTTAATTTGTTGTTAGTCATGTATTAATGTGTGTGTAGTTTCATTTCGGAACGACGGTTGCTTGAGATTTGAACAAGCATGTCTTTCTGATGCTCCATGGAGCTAAGGATGTTTTTAGCAAGGTTGTACTTGTGAGCAAGCCTGATTTGCTGCTTGCGCTTTGCCAAGAGTTCAGGGTCAGACATAGTTGCAGTGTCTACTGCGTCTTTGGTTGCCCTAATACCTTTGGACACAAGCTCTTTTGATTTGGTATCTCTCAAAGAGAACTCATACTTATCAAGCTCTAGTTCGAACTCATCGCTAAGAAGCTTTGCGTGTGCAGTTACAGCACCCATAAAAGCAAAGTCAGCCGAATGCCGAATCAGTGCGGCATCAATGTTGTTCTCATCAATTGTAAGGTAGCGTTTCACGATAATCTCATAGGCTGTGTCAAGGCTATCGTATACTTTAGTAATGTCAGTCATGTTGTAAGTGTTATGTACTAATGGTTGGTTGTGTTGTCTGCTTGAACAAGTCTTCAAACAGATGTGGGTTCAGATTTCTAAGAAGCCACAGACAGTTGCTTATCGCACCTGTTAAGAACTCGTTGTTCAGTTTCTCAGGAAGACAGTCATCGTCCCCAAGGTTGGCTTGGTCTAATGCTACATGGATTATCTCATGGAATAGGTTCTCTGCATAGAATGCATCATCTACTCCACTGAACATATGAATCTCATACTTCTCAGTATCCACGTACCCCCAAGCCTCCCCGTCCATAACGGAGGCTTGGTTCTCATGCAAGATGATAGAGTAGCTTCGCCTCCCTGTCAAGAGTATTCTGTGGTCTTTAATCATTTTATTCAAAAAGTATTAACCTGCCTACGTCATGCCTCACAGGAATAATCATATGAGCAGGGCCATTCCTACTCTTCATTACGAAGATTCTCATAAGCCCATTGGCTTTCTCTTCCTCCGTCTGGTTCAAGGATATCGCCAAGTCAACAACACGAATCTTACCATAACAGTCTGCTAGTTCAGCGTCAGTAATGACGTTAACCTTCTTGGCTTCCCTGTTGGTCTGGGTCGCTGTCCAAATATGAACATCCTTTTCCACGGCCAAGCCCCTTAGAAGCTCAACAATATCTTGCTGGGCATCATACTTGCTTAGCATGTCGCTACTCATAATATCTAAGTAGTCAACGATAATAACATCAGGCTTGAACCCTTCGTAGTTCTCTACCTGGGTAATGAACGCTCTAAGTTGTGCGACTGAGCATCCCCTAGTTGGAAACTGCCTAGACTTAATCTCCCCCATGTCTGGGTAGCGTTCCTTTACTTTCTTAAGCCTATCCTCAATCTCAGGTACTCTGAACTTTAGCTCGGCCATGGGGATTCGCGTCATAATACTATCGACACGTTTCTCAACCTTCTTCCTGTCCATTTCTAGTGAGATGAACAAGACATTGTGGCCCTGCTTTGCACTACGTACTGCTTGGTTAGCGAGGTACACAGACTTTCCTACACCAGGAGGAGCTACCACTAAGTAAACCTCTCCAGTGCTTCCCCCTCCACCCAAAGTTTCATCTAAGGTAGGGAATACTGTGCCGAACTCGCAGTCACCTTCGTCTTCCTCATTGTATCGGGATTGCAACCCTTCGAAGTAGTTAGAGCCAAGGTCAACCTGCCTCCCTACGTTCAGTGCATCTCTTACCCTGTTAACAACAATTTCTAGACGACCGTTATTAATGTCCTCTACAGATTCAAGTACTGCCTGGGTCATGCTCTCCTTCTTAGCAAAGTCCTCCACCTTATTGATGTAGTACTCAGTATCGGAGAACGACTGTACATCCAATGCGTTGACGAACTTAATCTCAGAACGGAACTCACCAAGAGTCTCCTTCTCAGCCTTAACTGCCTTGAACTCTTCTACGAGTTGAGAGTCAGTGATAAGCTCTTTGTATTCGTGCCAATGATTTCTAGTCAGTTCATATATCTTTTGGTGCGCTCCTAGTTCGAAGTACTCAGGTTTTACCATAGTAACTACTTGTACTAAGAAGTCTTCGGAAGACTTACAGAGGTACAGAATAGCTCTTTGGATATTCTCTTCGAATGTATATGTAATCGTCGTCATTTACCTGTTGAGCCAAAGCCGCCTGTACCACGCACGTTCTCTGCGTGAACCTCAGAATCGAATTCAGACACCTTGGCCTCATACTCATCATAGTCTTCGTGGGTGAAATACGTGACCTCTTTTGGTAACTTGCACAAAATCATTTGCGCCACCCGCGCTCCCTTCTTGAGCTTAAGCCCAGCAATGGAAGTGTTGAAGAGCCGCAGCTTAATCTCCCCCCGGTAATCAGAATCAATGATTCCAGGAGAGTTCGGGATGAGCATGTTCTTCCCCATAGAGCTGCGGAGTGTAATCATAAAGTAGTACCCAGGAGGGCAAGCTACTTTTACACCTGTACCAACTAGTACAGTTGTCTTGGGCATGATTTCTAGGTCTTTGGTAATCCTCAGGTCAATCCCTGCGGAGCCAGGAGTCTTAGGGAAGAGGTCGTCTTCACCAAACTCACTGTACATTAAAATATTATCCATTAGGTCTGTGCCCTATCTTGTTTTGTTTTTCTTCATCAGTAAAGTCATCTGCTACAGAAGCAGCAACTTGATTAGCTCTCTCTTTTCTATCTCTGGCTTCCTTGTCGGAAACCTTCTTAACTCTGCCTTGGTCTTCCAAGACTTTAAAATCCATCTCAAACTGAGCGTAAGGAGAGATACCTTTCTTAAACTTCAAGGCCTCCTTTGTATTCTCAATCTCTTTCTCATACCACTCACGGGCGTAACCTTCATCAGTGCATCGGTTATCAGACTCCCTAGTACCACCAATAGTTTTAGTGTACCCTTCACTTACCGTACCTATGAGTTTCGACTTTGAAGCACAGTGAGGACAGACACCTTCATCTTCTGGATAATCTTTCGGAGGGCTTCCGTTCTCGTCGGAGCAATCCATAATGTAATGCCCATCCTTATTAGTCTCGCTGCACCCGTACCTCTTCAAAGGGTCTTCACCAAAGCAATAGAATCTAAACTTCTTGTACTTGTCTACGTTTCTCATATCTCACAAACCCCTGACTTACATGTGTCAACAGATTCTGTCAGTATCTCCAACTTGTTCTCAGCAATAAGTACATCCAGGTCTAGTGTGGAATGGTCAATGGCTTCCAGAGGTTCGTTGCCTCTACTACCAGCCTTATAAAACGTGAGGCCCTTCATCTCTCCGATTCCTCCAAGCACCATTTCAGATAGCTCCGCAGAATACTGTGCTGTGCTAGGAAGATTACAAGTCTTAGAGATTGCAGCATCAATCTTTGACTGAATGGCTACTTGCATCTTGATATGCTCCTCTGGTGTTACATCATATGCTCCTACGATATGGCTCACATCTCTCCCCTCCAAGAACATTTTCTTGAACAACGGGTCGATAACTAAAGCCTCATTATACACATCCTCAGTTCCTGTCTTCCACCTTCGCTTATACACAGGGGAGAAGATTGGTTCGATGCCTGTGGAAACTCCCACCACCATTGCCACTGTGCCTGTTGGAGCTACTGTCAACAATGAAGCATTGCGAAGACCGTTCTTCTTAATGTCTGACCTGATACGTGCAGGAAGAGTTTTCATAAACTGCTCATCCTTTAGCTTTCTCCAATCATATGCTTCGAAAGAGCCTTTCTCACGGGCAAGATACATGGAAGCCTTGTACGCTTCGTTGCGGAAGGTTTCGAATAGCCTCTCTGTAAACTCAATACATGACTCGGAACCATACCTGTACCCTGCTTTGATTAGGAACGTGGCAAAGCCTAGAACTCCTAGACCAATGCGTCGGCTCCTATGACCTACCTCTCTGCACTCTTCGATAGGGAAGGTGTTTACCTCAAGGATGTCGTCCAGATATCTCACGCCCAACCTAATTGTACGGGCAATTCTTCTCCAATCAATCACACCTTCGTCAGACACCATATTAGCCAAGTTGACATGTCCCAAGCAACAGTTACCAAATGCTGGTAGAGGTTGCTCTCCACAATTCTTAACGCAAATCCCAGAAGACTTAACGTACTTCCCGTCACCATGAGAAGTAATAACGTGATAGTTATGGTTATCGTCTACCGTAATGTTGTACACATCCTGAGTTCCAACTTCCTCCACACTCACTACTTTATGGTTGCCAATCACCAAACTTTTGAACGCCGAGAAGGAAGTGAACCTACATTTCCGATTTACAGAAATAGGGAGACCTTTCTTTATAGCGTATCTCTGCCACAACTTCTTAGTGAACTTTCCTTCATTGGCGAACACTTTTCTACCATGACCTACCAGCTCATCGTTAGAGACATCCTTCCAGCGACCATTATCCTCTCCTGTATGGGTGGCAAAAGAAACCTTCCATTCGTCCGTCATCTTATGGTAGGGGTTATCCTTGCCTTTCATCTTTTCTGCATGAAGTTGTCTATGCTCACCATGAGGCATCGCTTGCAAATTATCCATACTGTCGTTCAGACTATTACAATCTATATGATGGATAGCAGTTGTCTTCGGGTCAACGTTTATCCCGTTAAACTCCGCCATAACCCTGTATTGCCTACGGTTTCTCCGAGCACCTCCGGTCATTTTTGCTCCAACATTAGAAATCTGCCGATAACCATTGCTGTTAAAACTATTCCATGGGAAGACACTTTGCCCTTCATGCAAATCAGAAAGATTTACATATTCCAATTCCTTTGTAAGAATCTTATGGTTAGGGGTCGCAATTAGTACAGAGCCATCATCTAAAGTTAACTTCCATACCTTACTACCCTGCCCTGTCATACGTGGGTTTCGGCCCATCTTAATCTCTACCTGACCAGTGGTTAGATTAGTAGAATACACGGGAACGTCCTCACCTTTATCAGCAAGCTCTTTAATACTTACACCATTCCGACCATCAGCAACAGCAATAATGCTGTCTCCTGCAACACACGGGTTAGTGCTGTTTAGTGTTTCAAAGTAACTTACATTATTGAACTGGTTTGTGTAGTCTAGGTTAAAGATTCCAGGCTCACCGCACTCCACGGCGTTCCTTAGGATTCTGTCCCACAACTCCTTGGCTTTCAGGGGAACCTTCACAGCCTCAGAGAAGGTGTCTGACGGCGTTAGAAGGTGGAAGGCACTTGCCACACCTAATGCATCCTCTTCGCTCTTAGCGATGACCTTGACGTTATCTACGCCCTGTTCTGACTCTCTTCTCACAGAGTACTGGTCATACCTTACGTGTCTACCCCCAAAAGTGAAGTACCAATCCTCGTTGTTCTCCACAGCTTCCAAGAATCTATCAGATACTCCCACTGAGATATTAAAGTTCGTAAGCTCATGCCTATCCAGCTTAGCATCTAAGAACTCCATAAAGTCTGGGTGAGATACGTTAAGGATTGCGATGAGGGCGGTTCTTCTACTCTTCCCTGCCTTTACGTGCGACCCAATCTCATTAATCATCTTCATTGTTGAGATAGAGCCGGGAGCAGAGAACGGAATGTTCTGAATGCTATCCCCTTTGGGTCGGATGTTTGAGTAATTAAACCCAATGCCCCCACCTGAGCAAGCAATCTTGTACATGTCCTGAATCATCTTGCCAATACTGGCTACTGAATCGTCAGGCTCAAGGACATAGCAGTTAAGCATGTTGTAGTTCGGCCTTCCTGCACCAAACAAAATACGCCCCCCAGGAACTAGGTCGGCACTATTGATTGCATCGTAGAATTTCTTTTCCCACTTCGGCTGCTCTTTAATGTCTTCTACAACGGATGCTTGCTTTGCTGCCCTACGGGAAACCTCACTCCAGGTGCTCTCCCCAGGGAAGAAGTACTTGAGCTTAGCTATGTCTTCGTGAATTGTTCCTTCGGGAATCACGTATCCCGGTACAGCAGGCCTATTCCCCATCTCTAATTACAATCTGAATATCCGACTCGTACACAACAACTCTGTCATCTCCTAGCCCACTAATCTCTTGGGCGGCATGTTGCGCGTAAGCAACCATATCTCCTTCCCGAACTTCGTCAGACACCTTTTGCCCAACACTAATAATCAAACCTCTGTTCAACTTCTTTCCTGTTAATGAATCGGGCATAACAATCCCGCTACTTGTCTCAGGGAGTTCATCCCCTACTGTGATGGGTTGGATTAAAACTCTTTCCCCTACCGCTAGTACTTCTAATGCCATGTGTAATATTTACCTTCTATGATGTGTGGGAGGTGTCCGTTTTTGAACAATTTATCAAAATCCTACAAACTCCCACACTTATAATAGGTTGCGCCCATCGAAAGTTAGAGCGTAATGTTTGTAAACCTTTAGTTTGTAACGTGTAGTGAGGTTACACCGCCTTTCTTTACCACTGTGATTTTCTCAGACGTATCTACCAGCAGTGAAGTTAGGTACTCGTTGTGCGTAATGATGAACAACTTTTTATCAGGAGACTGTGCGCGAACCAAATCGAACAAGCACTGAACACCTTCGTCATCTAGGGAGTCTGCAATCTCATCAAAGAAGATAATGTTAGACCTTTCCTTTCCAGACAGTGCCAGCAAATCATTCAATGCTAGCATGACAGATAAGGATACCCTCTTCTTCTCCCCTCCTGACATCGTACCATAAGAAACCTCACCTCCTTGATTAATAACAGTCTCCTCTAACACATCATTAAACTCAAGAGTAATATTTCCATTAGACATTGTATTCAAGTAATAGTTGACACGATTGTTAAAGAACACAAGGATGTTCCTAATGACATACTTAATCAAGCCATGCTCCGAGAAGGCATCCTCCCAGAAGCGCATAAGGCTATAATTTCTCTGAGCATTCATCACTGCGTCATTATGAATCTCCGACTGCTTCACATGAGAATTCATATCCTTTGTGTGCAATTCAATTTCCTTATCAAAGTCCTTAATAGATTGAATGCTTTGAAAGTCATCTGATGAGATTGGTATTGCAGACAGGTCAAGAGTCTCAACCATCTTGCTAACCTCTTTCCTAACATCAGGAATTGTAAGTTGCAAGAACTTAATCTCCTTCTCAAGTTTAACGTATCTCTGCTGAACGTATGAAGACCTTTCCCCACAGTTCTCACAAGCTAAACCTTTCAACTCTTCGAATTCCCCTTTGTATTTTTTCAAAGTGGCCACAGCATTCGAAAGGTTAACTTGCTTCGACCTAATCTCAAGGTCAAGTTCATGATTGTCTTTCTCCATCTGCTGAATGTCAGCGAGGGAATACTTCTCAATGAACTCCTTCTTCTCCTTAGTTAGAAGCGCATTGGCTTCCGCTTTGCTATCCCTAGCTTCACCTATTTTAAGGCTAGCACTATTAGTAGCTTCATACGAAACATCTGCTAACGTCTGAGCTACTTTAGTTTCTGCTTGAAACTGGGACTTGAGTGCCTTAATTGTGTGCCTGTTCTTAAAGATAGAAGATGCATTAAGGAAGCTCTGGAGAATCTGTCTCTTATCTTCTGGTGTGGCAGTCAGGAAACTCATCTCATTCTGTTGACCAAATACCATTGAAGCTAGGAACACCTTCTTATTGATGTTTAGATGCTTCTCCAACATGGCCTGGGTCTCAGCCATGGAGCCGCCAATGTGGTCAGCGCCATTAACGGAAACGTGCAGCTTGTTAGGGCCTTTAGACCTAGAGATTACCGTGTCTCCGTTCACCCACAGCTTAACCAAACACTTTCCTTTAGTGCGAGTGTTCTTTAAGGTTTTCTCCGAAGACTTCCGCAAGGTCTTTCCAAACAGTGCGAAGTAAATAGCCTCAATCAAAGTGCTCTTGCCAGAGCCATTGGACCCTTTCTTTAAAGTGTCCTCATTGATTCCTTTGATGGATGTAATGTTTCCAAGGGTATCAAAGTTAAGGTAAATCTTACCAGCCGACAGGAAGTTATTAATCTCAATAGAATTTAGAATCATTGACCTTGGATTAGTTTAAGAGCATCCATAAGCTCAGTCTTATTGAATATTGTATCAGTGTCAGTAATGTACTGTTCAATCATTGCATCATCAAAAGCCAAGACAGAGCCTTGCATGTTCCTAGCAACACCTGCCTTTTGAAATACATCTTCAAACACTACGTCCATGTGGGCCAAGTCGTATCGCTTAGTAATGTCTTCCTTTATCTGCTTCTCAGCAAACGTGTCCAACGTGTCCACCTTAATCCTTAGGATAGTAAAGAAGTCTTTGAACTTGTGCTTCTTGTCAAGCGCAGCAATCTCATCAAGCTTTCCAACAATATGTTTAATGCCCGTATTGATTTGAGACTTCACAACCTCTACCTTTCCATCAGAGATAAGCAGTTCATGAATGTACTTAGTGGTATTGGCTTCACCAAAACTAGTGGCGTACTGTGTGCCTAGTACATAAACGTTCTCACCATACTTGTATGGTTTGTGAATGTGCCCCAAGAACGTAAGCCTGTCTTCAAAATGATTCTTCCTTACAACAGAGTCATAAGTATAGCCTTTCCTAACAAGGCTTCCATTGAAACCAAAGTGTCCGAAGATTGGAAGTGGTGCTGTCTTTTTGATGTCTTGAATAATTCTATCCTCATCATCGTAATGAGGAATGATTGCAAACTCAACCCCACCAATAGCAACTACTTCTGTGTCAGATACAACCTTTACCCTATCTGCTTCAAACAGCGACAAAGATGTGTCAGACGCGCCATTACGGACGAGAGTGTCGTGATTACCACGGTTAATAATGATTTGCTTTGCTTTGATTCCATCCAACAACTTTTGGAACGCAAGAAGCTCTCTCCCTTTCGGGTTTCTACTGTGAAAGATGTCTCCATTGATTACAACAGTGTGAGCTAGTTTCCTATTAGCATAATACAAAAGGGTTTCCACTTGCTTGTCAAGGTATCCGTAAAGATAGTTTGAACGCAGGTGGAGGTCAGTTAAAACTACTACTCTATGCTGCGACATTTTTGTTATAGTATTCCATAATCTGTTCTTTATTTAGTACCTTGTAACTGGCATCTTGCTCAACTTCTACGCCACTTCCAAAGGAAACCCCAGCCTCCATGTCTACTTTGAAGGGTACATCAAATGTCCACCCGTAAAGACCTTTTAGATAACTAAGGTCTGCCATGCAGTAATGCATCAGACTGATTGCCTTATGGTAACTTTCCACAGGAGCTTGAATCTCTAAGGAGTCATGTACTGTTGCTACTAGGTCCAATTCGATACCGTGCGTTTGCGACAAAGTGTGAACTCTCCAAATTGAATGAAGCATAAGGTCAGACGCAGAACTCTGAATAACAAAGTTTACACCTTGACGTAAAGCTCTCTCTTGGAAAGCTCTCTTAGGGCTATTAACGTTAGGAAGCCTACGACGACGACCGAAGAGACTGGTGGCGTAACCTGTTCTCTTAATCTCTGCTCTTGTAGCTTCAATCCACTTTGGAACTCCTGGGAATGCCTTGAAGTACTTACTAAAGATTTCTTTGCAGAACGTCACCGACTTCTTAATACTAGCAGCAAGCTTGGTAGGTCCACCGCCGTAAACGATAAGGAACGTCACGCTCTTAGAGATTTGTCTCTCCTGAGCAGTAATCTTATTGATTGGCTTCTTGAAAATCAGAGAAGCTGTAAACTTGTGCAAGTCTTCCCCAGACTCAAACGCAGCGATTAGGTTCTTGTCTTGAGAGCAGTGAGCTAGTACCCTAACTTCTGCTGCACTGTAGTCTCCTGAGATGAATACCTTTCCCTTATCAGCACCCATAATACTACGCAAGTTAACGTGCATAGCTTGTGGGTCTTCATCTTCATCAGGTCTTGGAAGTGTGTGAAAAGATACACCCTTGTTGTACTTCCTGTTAACCATAGAGCCAGCCTTCTTTCCAGGCTCAAGCTTCTTAACGTTATAAGACGAGTTAGAAAGTCTTCCTGTCTTGGTTACTGAAAAGTTGTATTGGGAATAAATCCTGCCGTCCTGGTTATACTTAAGAGCCTTAGCCACGCCGTAAACATAATCATTCCTCTGCTTAACCCTCTTCTTCCACTCTAAGTAAGTGTCAATGAACTCAGCACCAAGAATTTCCTTAGGCGTAGACTTCGCTTTTGAATACACATCGTCCCTAATCCTTTTCAAATTCTCTTGGTTAATCTTAGGAAGCTGTGATGCAGCGTTCCACTCTTGAGGGGTTAGCCCAAAACCAGAATTACCTTTGTCGTCCTCTTCATCTGTAAACAGAATCTCAATAACCCCGTGAGGCTTGTACTCAACATTAGGTAAAGGGTTCTGCCTGTCTAAGATGCCGCGCAACCTATCAATCTCTTTTGTAAGCTGCTCCTCCAGAACCTTAACGTGGTCAGTGTTAGCCTTGATGCCACGTCGCTCCATATCTCCTACAATAAGGATGACTTCGCTGAGAACTTTATCATATGCCTCAGTAACGCCATCGGCTGTCATACCTAATCTAATCTTCTCCTCTAGGTGCAACGTGTAGTTGCAATCCATAGCGCAGCCCAAGGCCAGCTTCTCCATCGGGACATTGGCCCAATCAGTTTTGGAGGCATCTTCTCCTTTAATGTTTAACATATTACCAGTCTTTCAGTTGTTCAGGGAAGTATTCTTTCACTAGGCTCATTAAAGAGTGAGACCTGTTCTCATCTACCAGTGAGTGCATGAATTGAATGCAGTGTACATTTTGAAAAGGCTTTGACCCACGCTTCCTTAGAAACTTTTGGTCAAACTTAGAATTTGCATATATCTTCATTACATTTGGGTTCGCATGTAGTTCAGAGGACAGTTCATAAATCATATCAAGCTCTTCATCTGTGAACTTGGATTCGAAGTGGTGCATGGGTATGATGAACGCGCTGTCCTCTTCGTATGAACCTCCAATACAAGTAATGACATCCTTATTGAAGTCAAGTCCTGTAGTCTCAAGGTCCATACCAATCTTCTCAGCCAAGTTAGCCTTACGGAACTCTTCTCGTACAAGTTCCATAGTATCACACAGTACTACACCAGCCTCTTTGAACTTGTCAACCTTGAGGATGTTCCTGCTATAAGAGTTAGTTAAGTCCTCTACAAAAACATTCCTAACCATAGGCTCTAGGTAAACTGTCTCTGGCGCAAAGGTTGGGAACACTACAATCTGTTTGCCAGTTGTCTCACTCTCAATAATGAACTCACAGCCACGCCTATTAAGAAGGCCTCTCTGCTTGAGCACTACCTTCAAAGCAATATCCCCCATGAGGATTACCAAGTCTGGTTGGATTTCTTCCAACTCTTTCATGATAATCTCTCTGTGGAACTCAAACTCAGCCAACTCCAGGTCATCAAACTCTTTGTTGTAGTCTTTGATTGCTGGAATGAACTGGTAGTTGCACATAGGACTTTCCGCAATGATACCTTTCACTAAGTACTCAGCGTCTTCTTCCATGTCGGCAACGTGCCCACCGTTTTTAGTGAGGGAGGGGGTCACGAAGACAATCTTCTCCGTTCCAACATCCTCCTGATAGTTGTTGTAGGTCTTAGGGTCTTTTAACTTCCCCAAAGATTCTTCTAGTTTCTTGGACATTCCTAACTATTATGATAATATATGAGCACTAAAAAGAAAAAGCATTACATTGACAACAAGGAATTTGAAAAGACTATTTTCAATTACATTGAAGACAATGAGACATATGAAAAAGAGTTAGTGTCCATGTTGGAGTTGCTTATCAACAACATCCTGATGACGTTCAAATTCAATGTCGATTATGATGATGCTAGGCAAGAGTGCTTCGTGCTATGCCTAAAAGTCCTCAAGAACTTCACTAAGGAGAAAGGTTCAGCTTTCAACTACTTCACTACTGTAATCGTTAACAACTTAAGATTGATTTACACCAAGAACAAGAAGTATAATTTAAAGATTACGAAGTACAGGGAGTTGAAGGGAGATGTTTTCAATACTCCAGGGTCAACACCACAGAGCTAGCCTCTACATCCACTACTATAATAGACCCTTTGCCAATACTTTTGAAGTCTTCTTTGACGGCTTCCTTATGTATTTTCTTAGCGTGTCGGGTGGCCACTTCCAAAGAGCTAGATGTAACTAACTCAGCGTAGTAAATCCTACCCTTTCCTAAGGATTCCTCATAGTCATTCTTGTCAGCGACAACGAAACCTTTCGTCTTACCGACAAGAAGAAGTCCCATACCCTTTACGGAACCTTGTTTGTGGGAAACCATTATTCTTTTTCAAGCTCGGCAAGTGACTGTACCGCGCAGTTAAACACATCGCGGGAAGGGGGCGTGTTACTCATTTCGTAAAGTAATTGTAGAGAGAAGGGTACTCAACCACAACCCTCAAACCTTTACCTTCTGTAGTAAGTAGTGCTGGTGCAGATGTAATGTTAAACGTGCCAAATGCCTCAGGCGTATTCCAACTATCAATCTTGTACATTGGAACCTCTGGGTGATTGGTGGCCCATTGCTCGGCCAACTTCTCCATCTTACCACTCCACTTGCACCAAGGGGACACGTACAAAATAGAGAACACGTCATTATGCCTACGCTTCAACACTTCATTAATGTCAGCGTGGGTCTTTAGGTGTGTAATATTACTCATCGTCGTCAGACTTATTGACCCTGATAAAAGCTTCTTTCTGTTCTTCCTGGTCAAGGGCTGCTTGCTCAGCTTCTTTAGCCTCGCGCTCCTTGCCCATCTCTTCCATCTTCTCAAGCTCTTCCAAGCTAGACGCAATCTTTGAGATGTAAGTTGCCACGCCAGCCATCATAATGACTGCGGCAATCTCATCATCAGACTGAATGCCAGCACCTTTAAATACAGATGCGACTTTTTCAAATTGCTCGGTCTGTTCCTGAGTAAGTTTAATGTATAGTTTCATACGTCTATCTTTTTTGATTTTAACTTTAGAACCATGCATAGTGAAGTCGGCATCTTCTAAGGCCTCAAGCATACCCGTCTTCTCCACAATCTGTTCTTGGACTGGGTTTAGCTCCACCTCTTCCGACTTACTTTCTTCCTGAATATTCTGCATAGTATTTGCCTACGCCCCTATTATAGCATTATGGGCGATAATTTAGAAGATATTCTTACCACAGGTGAATTTGGTTTAAAGAAAAAGAAACGCAAGAACAGTAAAGCGAAAGGGAGTAGGTATGAGAACGCAGTAGCTAAGAAGCTGAACGAAAGGTTTGAGACCACAGACTTCCAACGTACTCCTGGGTCAGGAGCCTTCGCAACCACTCACAACCTGCCAGAACACCTCCAGATTGCAGGAGACCTCATCACACCTACCAACTTCAAGTTCGTTATCGAGTGCAAGGCTGGGTATGACCTCGACATTTATGACTACTTTCGCGGCTCCTCGACTATAATAAGTTTTATAAAACAAGGTGAAGAAGAAGTAAAGAACTCTAAGGATAAGAATTATCTTATTATATACAAGAAGGATTACAAACCTGAGCTAGTAATCACGGGGCGAAGCTACGGGATTACTCCTGAGCTATCGTTCAACGGAGAATACTTTATCTATACCCTCAAGGATTTTCTCCAACTTGAGAATGATGTCTTTCTTTCTTGACTCGGAGATAACTCCTTCATCGGAACCTGATAGAACTTTACCTACCGACTGGAACAACTTGTTGTAAGCTCTCCCATCGAAGATGGCAGCATCATCTTGTGGACGAATCAGGGTGGCATACATCGTTCTTGGCCTGCCGTCTTTACCAGTGTATTCCCATTTGATATTCCCACTGTCTAACAGCTTAGGTTCACACTTGTTAATCAAGAATGCAACCGCTTGATGCCTACCTGAGAACCCAACCTTACCCGCATGTGATTGGATAAGGGCTTCATCATGTGAGGTAAACATAGTAGACACAAGGTCGTTTACAGCCATACCTTTAAGCATAGACTTATCACGCCCAATAACTCTTCTGATTGCCCTGATTGCTTTAGCTGTAGTGTTTCCCTTATCCAGCTTGGTTGAAGCTGTTGATTTAATACTACTTATAATTTTCTGCGCATCCTCTGTTGAAATTCCAGAGTCAGGGTCGTAGAGCAAGTCTTCCATGTTCCTAATGATGCCATCAGGAGTGTGTCCTTTGGCAACAGTGTTCTGTGAGAAGATGGATGCTATTCCTGTAGAGAATGTGGACATCACCTTGGCAGCATCGGAAAGCTCCTTTGTCAGTTTTGACTTTTGACCCTTAGACATATCAACCATTAGTGGTGAATCCTTAACGAAGTCGTTGAACACTTGATGAGTTTCACCTATCTCGTCCAGCGTATCACTAGGAGAACTTCCTTTCAAGCTAGACATATAAGACTTAGCTGAAATGTTAACGTTAGTTCTACCAACTGATACCTGCCCATTGTCATTGAAGTAAGCTTTCAATGAGATTGGAAGAGACTTGTCAACCTGTAGATTGATTCCGTAAGTGTCTTGTAGGTGTGCGTTCAGCTTTGTGTAATCCTCAGGGCTAGAAAGCTCAACAGTGAAGTCTTCTCGTTTACCCATCTTGGTAACGTCCCTTACTCCGCCAACAGAAACAACCTTCACTCCTGCATCTGCAAGAACTGTGGAGATGATGTTAGCTTCCATCATTGACTGCCTGATAATCTCCTTGGCAGCTTCTCCGATATCAGTAATGCCAGCCCTCTCAATCATACTCTCTAAAGCAGATTCGGGTTCCTCACCGTTAACCAAACCTGCTCCAACAGGAACACCATTGGCCATCATGTCTGCGAACTCAGATATCTTTTGAACTGAGTCTACGAATTCTCCAATAGAATTAATGTCTTCGCCACCCTCATCAGAGAAAGGAAGACCTACTGCGTTGGAGATAAACCCTGCGATTACCCCTTCCTTGGCAGTGCTGACCATACGTGAGGCGTGAGACCCCTCTGTGTTCCTCAGTACTGGCCGAACTAGGGGTCGTTCCGTGCCATCAGACTTGCGGAGCATAACGCCTCTCAAAGCCTTCCCAAGGCCCTCTGTACCTGCCCCTATCGTTAGGCCTAGGTTGGGGTCTGTCCCTGTAGACAAGTGAATACTATCCAACATGTCGTATGTTTGTGGAAGATTTTTCCTTCCACCTGCCGAATCGTCCCTTCCGACGTATAACTTTCTATTACTCACTGCGAATGAATCCAGAACCTCAAGAGACTTTTTAGTTACCAAGGATTCATCAATATACCTAACGCCGTCATCTTCACGAATCATGGAAGTGATTTGTATAGCATCTTTGAATGCCGAATATAGTTCTTGCTGAGACTCTTCTGATACGGTTGGGTCATACCCTCCACGCATCTCCCTCTTGAATGAGAGCAATTCACCGACTCCGAATCCGGCAGGGTGGTCTGTGATTGTTCTGAATATACTACGAAGAGTTACACCTTCTACAAGGTCTTGTGTTCTACGTGATTCATCATAAATCTCATCCATATCCTCAGGGACCCAAGGGAACCAAGGGTTTTCAATGATATCCCCCCTCTCATTCGTCCATGTACCATCCTCATTTCTAGACAGTTTGAACGTTGACTCCCCCGCAAAAGGACTTTGCCCTTTTACATCTGCTGCCCCACCTGGAACCCCTTCTTCCTCTGCAATGTGGGATGCTAGCCATTCACGGAATGTAATATAGTTTACACCTTGGCCTAATTCTCCATCGACAGCTAGGCCTGTAGTCATAGGACCCTCTGGTGTCATCCAATGCACCTTGCCTACCTTAAGTTTCCCTGGAGGTGTGGGTGCTGCTGGCTCCCCTGCCTCTCCTGGTTTGACATCTAGCTGTGGCTGTACAACGTGTGGCACGAAATCTCCTGCCATCTGGTCTATACTGTTCACAACCTTTAGTCCACCAGGATTTGGTGGAAGGTTATTGTATAGCTGCTTCTTCAAGGCTGGGTCACTTTTCGTACCCTTTAGTACTTTGTTAAAGTTGGAGTTGTGGCCCTCCCCTACTTTTCCCTGCGCGTGAAGGGCATCAAACTTGCTACTTGCGGCCCTGAAAGCGTCGGCTTTCTGACCTACCTCTACTGGTTTGTGCGCCTCCTCAAGAGCGTATAACTGTAGGAGTTTCTTGTAATATTTGTTCGCCATAGGAAAAAGAAGTGCCCTTCTAAGTAGTTAGGCACTTCTTCATGTATTGATAAGCAAGTATTAAGTAATAACGTCGAATAACGTATCGAAAACATTATCCTCTACCCTGTACTGAGCGATGAAATCGTACTGTACAGCTACTTCAATAGTGTGGAACTCGTTTGTAGAGTAGTTATACTCTGCAAGCTTCCAAGATTTCGGCCATGCGCCATAGAGCTTTACTACAAGCTTAGGTTGCCTGTTGTGGTCAAGTTGGACAAGCTCAAGAGTTCTCTTAAACTGGTCCCCAGGAATCACAGGAGCCGAGTGCGTACCAAAGATTGGGTCATACGTTGTCCTCATCCAAGAGAATAGAAGCTTCGCAGCATCTCCTCTAATCATGTCGTCAAACGTTAGAATAGTTTCTTCAACGGAAACCTTACCTGGGTAGTAGAACTTATCGTTCACCCTATCCACTGTAATAGCTTCTGATGTGTACCCAAGTTGTCCTACAGACTTAACTGCCATGGCCAAGGTGTCAGATGCATCAGTAAGGTTGAAGTAATTATCAACTGTACCAAGGATACCTGCAATGCTTGGAATCCTCAAAATCCAACTGTATGCTCTGTACGAGTCATACTGGTGTGTGAGCCTATGGCCATCGGTAATCCCGATGTCTAGTGCCCTTCCTTGTTGGTTCAGGAATTCGTTTACGGTGTCATTTGTTGCCAAGTGTTATCTCCTATATTATTTAGGCAGCGATAGAAATACTACCAGTTTGGTTAGTCACGTCCAGTTCGAACACAACGATTTCCCCAGCTTTGACTGGAGTGATTTGAACCCTTACCCAAATCTCGCCCCTTTCTTGACGAGCAGTAGTGTTCACTGTTGCATCAGAAACAACCGAGAAGGATTTGATTCCTCTGTTATCTTTGATGTCTTGCAGATAAGGCGTAACCGCCCCAACTATTTGACTCCATGTGATAGGGTCACTTGGTTCGAATGAGTATTGGCGAGTGCTTGCAAGGATATCTTTCCTGATTTGAATCAGCATATCCATCACGTTCTCTCGGTCCAATGAGGTCTCTTCCCTCTGCGAAGTGCGCTGCCCCCACATCACGATTCCCTCTTGTGGGAATTTGACAATTGGGTTAATGGCGTTTCCGCCACCGTACATCAAGTCACGTCCACCTTGTAGAACAACAGCTTCAACTTCTGACCTTCCGGTAAGTTTTCCTCGTACCAATCCAGCAGCAGCATCCCAAGGTTTGTTGGTAGACACTAGAAGTTTAATCTTATCAATGGCTGGGTCGAACCAATCATTAGCTCCTGCGAACACATCAAATTGTTGTGTCCAAGGCCATTGAATGGATGTGTACTTATCATTGATTTCAATAGTTCGACCGTCACCAAGACCGTTGTGCCAGTTAACCGCACGTTGCTCCGAAGGCAACCCTTCTGGAGGGCTGGTAATGTATCGGAACCTTTCTTCACCTGCTGCAAGGGCAATCGCAGCATCCTGTACTGATTGTACATGGATACCAAAGAGTCCCAAGAAGGAGATGTTTACTGACTCATCTAGGAAAGACTGCATACCTGTTCGGGATGCTTTGCTTCCAATCAATGCTGTAGTAATGTCCGCATCAGTAAGGCTTCCACCCTCATCAGCAACGTCACCATTGACACCGTTTGCGAATTGCAGTTCAGCGTCAATAAGTTTTTGGAAAATCACAGTTGCTGTTCCCGCTGCAAAAGTACCATCCTCTTCAACATCAACACCAGCAACAGTTCCTCCATAAGTAGCTGGCGCGTCCTTAGTAACTGCTCCAACGTACCTAGATTCTGCTCCACCAACGTAACCATGCTTTGCAACGTAGAACCGAGAGGTAGGTGAGTCTGTGCCTTCTTTAATGTTCAGATTGTCTAGAATCCAGTTCGTTGAGTTATCAGCAGTGTTTACAAAGTCAACTAGATAACTTTCTTCAATTGCACCGTCCATAGCGAAGGAAACAACTGAATCCTTTCCTTGTCGGGAAGCTACGCTTGCTAGCAAGCCGTAAGTCTTGAGACCATTAACGGTGCTGCTTGTAGCGTAGTTGTACCCAGCGCCAGGGTAAAGAGATTCAAGTGCAATCGCTCCACCTGCTGCGCTAGTCTTAGCCAAAGTATTTCCAAGAGCAGTCACTGCGCTACCTTGGTATGCAGTATATGAACCAGAACCAGCAAGCCAAGCCTCAATGCCTGTCATGCTTGTGTAATGGACCCCTGGGGTTGCGAATAGTTTATGAGCGGTATTAACTGGCCACGTACCTGCTTCTACTGAGATGGCTGATTGTGCTGGCTGAGAAATAACCCCATCTGGGCCTTCAAGTGGAGCGCCTCCACCACCTGCTGCTCGACCTGTATCCCCAAGAGCGGAGAAAGAAGCCCCTGCTGTATCCATTAGATATGCAGTTACAGAAAGTGTTGCGCTAGCACCAGCAAAGTTGCCAACGAAGTATCCCAGCGACGAAGACTCCATATGGAACGATAGGTCTGCGGTATCAGGCATGTACGCAGCCATTGTATCGTTGATGTCCTGAATGACATCAGTACCAGAAGGGACACCTACAACATAGCTTTCCCCATTTGCAGCAACTCCAGCACCATCTACAACATCAATGAAGAACGCATAGCCGTAACCTTGTTCAAGACCTGACACAGCTACGTGTGGTTGAGTACCAATTTTAATGTTGCCAACCGATGTCAGCTTAGAAGGTGCAGCGGCTCTTGTGTACCATACACTATTAGTCTTTGACAGAATATCGTATGCGCCAAGAAGACCTTGACCTCCTGATGAGCGGTTAGGTGCTCCGAATGTTTTTACCAACGATTCTTGGTTTGTAAGCAGCGTAGGGGTATCAACTGGCCCCATTGAAGCAAACCCCACAACACCTACTGCTGTAGAGTTGAGTGCTGTAATGTAATTACTGAAATCGTTAAGTAGAACGTAGTTGCCTGGGCTTGAAAAAAGTGCCATAGTTATTTCTGTATCTCTTTGAAGTCGATTAGTTTCCTTCTCTTCATTTCAGCCATGCTGGAAGAGATGGTGTACGGTTTTGGGACAGTAGCAACCTCTCGACCTTTTAGCCAAAGATGCTTCCAAGCGCCATTGCTAAAAACAATCACCTGCTTTCCTGTGTAAGTCAGGTTCGCAATCTCCAATACAGAAGTACGAACCATTCGTTGGGCGGGTTTCTTGTTCCGTTGTGCCACGCATGGATTCCTCTGTAGTATTTATCACATATAAATGGGGCGACTAGGAAATAATCTCATCTGTAACGAGAGACCTAATTTTCCCTGTGCTAGTCATTAAGTACTTCTTGGTAGGCAGATAGGCTTCCATCGCAATGATACATGACTTTTGCAGTACTCTATTCTCCTTATCCCCTGCCACAGCGATAGATTGGTCTGCCCAGTCTACGATATATCCCATGGTAGAGTTGCCGTGCTTGGTTTTAATCGTACCGTGAGGGTGGAACATCAATTCTACCTGCTCCATCATCTGATTAATGTTTTCAATGTACCTATCGTAAATGCTCACCCTGTACTGTAAGGTGACAGCTTTTGGGGCTAGAGATACGATTCTCTGTGCCCTACGCTTCTCAGGGTCGTACAGTTTTTCAACCACAATATTAAAGTCAGGTCTACGACGTGCCATATCCAACTCCATGTCAATCACAGATATTGAAACGATTGGCAACCTCAGGTTACGCTCCTTCTTAAGCTTAGCAATGGCTCTTTCAACAGTTCCGTGCATCACTTCAATGTCATCGTGAACCTTATCATCTGCCCCCATTACTTCCAAGCCTCTCATCATTTCCATCAAGGCAGATGTGTATTCTCTTTGAAAATCAATGGTATCATGATTAGCCTTCTCATGCTTCTCAATAAGGTTCCTCACATACACATTAAGGTAAGCGTTTGCGTGAAGGTTAGGGTCTACCGCATCCATAGAGGAAGGGTTGCCCACTGAGTTATTGATGTAGTTTGCCATTATTTCTCTATTCTCCAACCATAATGTGACTTTCTTGCGCCCGTTATAACATTTGATATATTCTTACCAAGGCCGTACTTATTCTGCAAGTAATATTGTGTACAGAAATGAACCCTTCCATCCTTGTGAATGAAGTGGTGCATTTTGTCGCTATAGAAATGGTTGTCAGCACCCGTATTTATACTTACGCCGTACATTGGGTTTTTGCGGCCACTTTGCGCCTTTGACATTTTCTTTTTAGATTCCTCTGAATGTGTCCTTCCCCGCATTGGGGATGTTGCGTACCTAGAAAGGTTCATACACAGAGGTTCCCCATAATCTTCGTCTAGAAATTCTTGCTCTATTTCTAAAATGTTCTCACAAGAATACACCACTAAGTCCATAGAAAAATCAAGGTACTTATCATACGCCCTTTGCATGTGAATATTGGGATGCCTTCCGTTTTTAAGTTGCCAAAAATGTTCTCTTTTCCTTGACTCAAATCTAGAGGAACTCCCCCAATACCACTTAGGTCCAATCTCTATTCGATATATGCCTGAATCCATATATGTATATCCCTTAAAACAGCGTCCAGGTCGGAGGCTCTTCAATCTCGTTGAGAAGGTCTTCAACCAACATTGTCATCTCGGCAGAAGACTGCGCAATCAATGCATCCCCATTAAGCTGTGCTCCACCATCTGGAGAGGGTAGAACTTTATACTTACCTCGTTCTTGCCCTAGAACCCCTTTAGCGATGGCCAGAGAATACTTTTGAAGCCACGACAGGTAGTAGTGATGTAAAGTCTCAGCGTTGAGACATTTATATTCTACTGCAACCTCTTCTATATCACCCTCTCTAGGGGTTGGTGAAATGTACAGATACTCTCCGTTCAATACTTGGAACGAGCCGTCACGCCCAAGAATCTTTCTAATCTGCTCCAAGTTCATCTGCATGATTAGGAAGTCACTTGCCTGAAAGTCATCGAACAGGAAGTTCTGGTTGAAGTAGTTTAGGAAGAAGTCGAACTCAAGCGTACCACTTTGCTGAGCAACAGAGAGCAATGTCTTCTTGTATGCAGCATATCGGAAGTTGTTCAGAACGAACTTGGGAAGCTTGTACATGCTGATATTGGGTTCCGTGATGAAGGTCATCATCTGGGTAGTCCAATCGGGGGCATGATAATCCATTTTGGATATCGCCTCATCCACACATGTTCCCATTTGGAAGTCAGTTAGCTCTACCCTTACGATAGGGTATCCTAACCTTGCTTTGATGAAATCAAAGATACTTTGGTAGAAATCATTGAAGGCAGCTTCATCGCCAAACCTTCTCCTGTTAAGGCTGTCGTAGTCAATACCACCACTTACCTCAGTCGCACTTGCGAACATCTCAGGGTTAGTTCCTTGGGTGGACCCATGTGTGAATCCAAACGAAGTCTTAGGTACTGTCCAGTTTGCCATCTCATTGTATATAGCGAAAGACCCATGACACAATTAAGCATCATGGGTCTTGTTATTTAGCTTACGCTAATCCTTAGGCGCGTTCAGCTTTACCGAATGGCTGGATTAGGTAGTTAGAGTTAGCACCGATGATTCGGATAACCCTGTAGAATCGTGATTCAGGAGACACAGCAACCTTACCGTAACGGGTAATCAAACCTTTCCTTGGTTGGAAGGTTTCAGGGTCTGTGATTGTAGGCAACATTTGTAGTGGTACATATGGTGCGTAGATAAATCCTGAGTCCATTGCGCTAGAGCCTTTGTATCCCATCAGAATTTCATCTTCTGGATATAGAGGGTCTACGTATACGTCAAACTGTCCCATCCACTTGCCTTTGTAGGTAATGTTGTTACCTAGCTGGCCAGCAGCTTCCTTAGGAGCACCACCTTCAAGCTTAGCGGCAGACCACAGCATAGCTGCGATGAATGGAGAAGTAACCATGAAGTTACCTGCACCACGCCATGTAGTCTTGTAGATGTCCTGAGAGGCGAATTGAATCACAGCAATCAGGTTAGCGTACACTTCGCCCAAGTGTCGAGGAGCAAGTCCAAGCGCACTAGTTGAGAAGTCTACCAGGAATACGTTCTCGTCAGTACGGGCAGGGTTTGTACCCAACCTAGTAGCAGACGAATCGTTAGCATCCAATTGGTAGCTGTACGAGCCAGGAACATTTCCAAATCCGTCAGATGCGAAGTTGTTAGAGTTACCTAGGTCCATTGCTGCACGGTTAAATCCACCGCTATCGTGACGGTCGTAAGCGATGTTACGGACATCCTCGATAAGTTCACGGTCGATTTCAAGACGTACTTCGTTACCAAGCAAGCCAGTCAGTTCTTTCTCTAGAGAGATGTTGTGATAAGCCTTAAGGTCTTGAGCAGCTTCGATTGTCCATAGAGCACGGAACTTTCTTGTTCGTGCCAAGACAGCTTGTTGTTCGATGTGGAAGTTGATTTCCGGGATACCAGTACCTGCCAGGATTTCACCAGCAGATGTACTCCAAGGAGCATTGTATCCAGCAGCAGTACCCGAAGGCCATGCAGCAATCGAACCACCAACAGTAGCTGAGCCATCAATGAAGTCGGAGCCAGAAGCTACGCTTGAAAGAGACTTAGCACCTGCACCAGCAGTATCAGTAGAAACATCCAGTGCTCCAACGTTACCGTTTCCTACGGCAACTTTGTTAGCGTAGGTCAGGTTGTACTTGCTGTATACGGTTTCAACATCACTACCGTATTGACGGTCGTGACCCAAGTAGAATACTTGAGAAACTGGGGCGCTCATTGGTTGAACACCGCAAATCTTGTTTGCAATCAGTTCAGGGAAAATCCTGCGAATTAGAGGAAATGCGAATTTCTGGAATGTGCCAAGTTGACCAACATTCGTGCTCTCAGAAAGCATTTGACCTGTCTCCTTCACTTGCTCGTTAACAATCATTGCTGCTTGGTTTTCCAAGAGTACAGCAGTTGTTTCACGAATAGAAGGGTCATCAATATCTTTCAGGATTTTGCCCCATTTCTCTACTAAAAGGTCGTTAGTTGTTTTAGTCATGTTAAATTACTTATTAGCCGTTAAGAGAATCACTGAGAGCGATTACTTCCTCGGTTAGGTGTGGATTGAAAGTGTCGTCCAAAGCATCTGCTCCATCCAACTCCCCATCCGAATTCTCGTTGATAATGTGTGCCTTGTCTGACAGTTCCATATCCCCAAAAGATTCCTCTAGCTCCTCATTCTGTTCCTTGAGGCCAGAGATAATTTCGACAGACTCACTCAGTTGAGTTTCAAGGTCTGCCTTTTCATTGTAAGAATTATCTAGAAGCTCGTTGCTTTTCGCAACTGACTCTTCAAGTTTTGAAATCTTTTCTTCGAAGTCTTCACGAAGAGATTTGATTTCTTCGTTGTCCGATACCGTTGCAACAATGTTTTTAATCTTGTTGAATGCATCTGCATCCTTAGCTTCGTTGACCTCTTGCGCAAGTTCTTCCCGCGCAACTTCTTTAAGGTCAGTCAGTTTGGTAGAAAGGAAAGAAGCTACTTTCGATTCTAACAACCTTTGGTTAGCAGTCACTTCGTCGTTAATCACTTCCTCTACAATGCTACAAATCTCCTCGATACCTGTCTGTGACAAGCCTTCGGGAAGGAGTTTGACGATTTGTTCAAGTTGCTTTCTCATAAGTCTTTCTACAATATTTATTAATGTCCCACTAAAGGGCTTTCTATTTTTTAATTCCTTCTAGAGCTTCACGTAAGAACTGGATGTACAGCATCTCTTCGTGGTACTTGCTGTACTTATTCCCGTACTCTACGCTCTCTAAAATACATGCGCCTTCCATCAATGTAGGGTTGGCTCCGACGCACGAAGGGTCGGCTACGATATCCCAGCACATGATTGTGAGGTTCTCGCCAACTCTAAACTTCCCTTCTTCAATCGGAATCAACGAACCTGTGGCTCTGGAAGACATTCCGATACGAACACCATCACGTACTAAGTCTTGAGCGACCTTTCCAGCAGGAGTGTTTAGCAATTCGACATTGCCCATAACCTTGTTACCTTCCATGTATAACTCTGTAATGAGACATGCGGCATTCTTAAGGTTGACTGTAGGTGAGGAGGGATGGTCAAGCTCCCCGACGAACTTTCTCTCTTGGATAAGGTTTTGCAGCCTACCAACTTCTCTCTCTAGGATATCCTTAGAGTACTTTCGGTTGTTCCTATTGAAGACTTCTGCTTCTGCAAGAAGACCTGTCAACACCATGTTGCCCGACTTAGAAGACTCTTCCAAGACAGACAAACCGCCAAATGAACATACATCGGTTATTAACATTATCCTACTCTTTTAAGGAACTCCTCAATGCGTCCCTTTGAAATGGCCTTTTTCTTTTTCTTCTTAGGAGCGGCCTTCTTCTTTTTAGGCTCCATACTTTGTGCTGTACCAACTCCGATAGCACCACATGCAGTCATCTCTTGGAGATTCCTTAAGGTCTTGAGACCTTCTTCAAGCACCTTGATTGCAGCGTCAATGATTGGAGCAGCGTCAGCGGTATCATCGCTGGCCTTGCTTTCATTAAGCACTACTGGGTCTGGGGTGAAATGCTCATCACCTGTGGCATGAGCAATAAGCTTGTCACGGTCAGCGGAGGAAATCTCAGGAAGAGCGTCCTCTTGTATCGGCGTAAGGTTAGAAGTGTTATCCCCGACTGGCGGTATTGCTACCGTAGGCGGGGAGTTTTTCATAATCTCCAGAGCAATGTCGCCTAGAGTTTGTTCTCCTTCCATGGATTACTCCTCCGACAAGTATGCGATAAACTCTGCGTCCTCTTCCGAGTCTACGATTTCGTACCCATCTTCACACTCTACAAGGTATGCGTAGGATGTAGCGTCTTCTTCGTTCTCTACAATGTTGTACGTGGTCTCGTTAACAGTTAGAGTTAAGTCTTCGTCAGACTCTGCATCCACTTCTTCTGCTTCCTCTTGCAGAACAGCCATTACCATTGCCTCACCTTCTACCTCAAAAACATCCTCAGTAACAACGTAAGTATCCTCGTCCAACTTGACCTCTACGATAGGGTCAATGCTGTCTTGGATGCTTTCAAATACGTTATCCTCAAGGTTGCTAATAGGGATATAGATGTCGCCATCATACTCTACAAACTCCTCAGAGAGTTGGAATACATTGTCGCCAATAGCGCATACGAGAACATTTGCGTCAGAAGTTTCATCGCTGAAATCAATTCCTGCATGTTCCATTAGCATACGGGCAGTATCTTTAGGAACGCCCCCTTCTTTTCTATTTAGATAATCCATTTTCTTTAGATTTGTTTGAATCCCTATCTTCAAGATGAAGGGCTTCCTCTATCATATTTAGTCGCTCATAGTTTTCTACTGCCCATTTTTTAGGAGCACTATTTCCTGACAATGAACGAATAAGCTTTCCTGCCTTCTTCCTACCACCTCTAAACAATAGGATAGTGATAATTGTTGCCACGATAGCACCATAAATCAAAGTCTCCCCTAGCTCTCTCAACTCATAAAGAAGCCTCGCAAGGCCTCCTTCTGGCGGTGGAGCAATTTGCGTATGCTCTTCTAAGGAATCCATATACGCCTCTGTCGAGAACGCGACTACGGCAGTGGAGGCCCCAATAACAACTGGCGTAAGTCCAAGCCCTGCGCCTAGCATAGCTGTACCGCCAGCAGCGGCTCCAACAATTAGAGCGGCGCAGCTAGTGAACATGAACATTACAAATGCTATAAACGTGTGCCTAAACTTCACACAGTATTTAGACCTTTCGAATATATCCGTACACATCAATACCCCAGCGGCCACCTGCCGAGGAGTTTAGACCTGATGCCACAAACGTCATAGACGTAGGACCTTCACCTGCCTCTTTGATGTAAGGAATGGTTGTACTGGCTACGTCCACATAATTATTAGGTCTGCCGTCATACAAATCGTTCCTGACTCTGCCAATAGTTAAATACATAGATTGCCCATCATTATCAGTGTATCTCAAAGTTGACTCAGAAGTTTGGTCCCCTCCACCGATACGGTATTTGGCCCTGACTAGAAGAGCCACAATGTCGTCACCCTCAGGAGCTACCGTGGCAGTTGGAATAACTGTATGTGTGCCGTTGCTTTGGTTAGGCATCAAAGTGACATCTGAATTAAACAAAACAAGTTCTTGTGTTCCGAGGCTCTCAAGTCTATCCTCTAGAGAGACCAACCTCCCTTCGTGGTTTCCTGGGGAGTCTGAGCCAACACCTTTAACAATGTCATCTCTTAATGTTCTGTAATCAGGGTCTCTTCTTGTCATAACCCTGTTGGTAAATGATGGTCTGAATGCTGCGACCATCCCCTGTCTTTCGTCTAAAGTAAGCTCTGCTGTCCTAAAGAAAGGCCTAATATCTACGACGTTACTGCTAGGAATAAAGGAGCCTTCTAAATGCCCAAAAGGTGTAAGGACATAGCATAAAGGCAAGCAGAAAGTTCCTCGTTCAGTTAACTGTCCATCAGCCCAATCTGACAGTGCATCTGCTGTTGGGATATCCGACCACTGTTCTCCAAACAATGGAGTGCGTACACAGTCATCAGGCCTGAACGTAAAGTTCTTTAAGTCTTCTACCAAAGGAGTTGTTGTGTACTTGTGACCTTCAAATCCTCCGTTTGCTCCACCCTTCTTCTCATCAATAACATTGCCAAGATTAATCTCAGTCGTCTTTTGCAGAGAGGTCCTTCCTTCAAGCTCTGCGTCATCGGCAAACCTATTCCCTTCTTTCCTATTGAGGTTTACAGTTTCAGGACTTTCCATAAACCAACCGCCCTGCATAACTCCTAGCTTAGGCTTTAAGTTGTCCTGGTCTTCTGCTGGGTACGCTTCAATAAAAACAATATCCATTCGATATGCTGGAGCCGAGTTGCTTCCCTCTACAACATCTGGATAGTCATCAGTTGTGAATGCTGGGATTACTACACTGGGATTTGCACCATTAGTTTCAAGCAAGCGAACAAGAGCGGTTCTACCCATGCCCCAACCTTTAACCCCATCAATGCCATACGAGCTATCCTCTGGCTGTGCCTTGACAATCTTGTCATTCTCGGCCAGCATCCCAGGTGCTCTCCTTTCCTGCAACCCGTCAGCCCTATCAGGAGCACTGTTCACCCGCGCAATAAAGCTTCCAGGGTTCGCAAAGATATACCCAGGCGCAGACTCATCTACGTAAGGCTTAAGGTCTCCGAAAGTTGAGCGTCCTGTTAACTGTCCAATCTCAGCACGAAGTTGGTCAACTTGTACTTGCAAGATTTCATCATTCGAAAGCAAATCTTTCAAAGGAAGGTTATCAACCTCGGACGTGTAAGGGTCATTCGGTTGATAGAATCTGATGTTTCTCTTAATAGTGTTAGCCATTATAGTAATTTATTTAGGTCAAACAAGTTGAGAGAACGAACTCCCACGCCGAAGGTATCTGTATCCGTCGCACCATCTCGGCCTTCTCCACCAGCACCATTTGTTGAACGGTAGATTGACACACCATTAACCTTCTTGAAGGATAGGTGTTTGGCATTGTTGAACAAGTTAGAGGCAGAGTCATCAAGGAAGTTTCTCATATACCCTAATGAATCCATATGCAATGGTGACGGTAAAACAGACGGGGTAGACGACACTAGTACACTACCACTGGTAGCCATGTCCCTAGTGTATATTGACGTTTGCGATGGAGGGAGAAGAGCGGGTGTTCCAATTCCTGGTGAAGGAATACCCCAACCATGAATGTCTTCGTATCCACTCAAGGATTTACCTGTAATCTCCAAGCCCCCTTCTAGTCCAATAACTCTTCGTGGGTCTGAGCCTGGGACTGCCGAAGCATCCATAGTAATGTTCATAAACCCTTGCGAGTTGATTTGGTCAATAGGATAGCCTCCTGTATCTCTACCGATAGTTACAATGCCCAGACCTGCTTGGTCGGCACTAGCTGCATACATGGTTTTAAGGTCGCCCCTGTGACCAAACATAAGTCTAAACACTCCATAGTTTCGGAAAGCGTTATCGCCGTTGTAGGTTGTAGCTGCTCCATACTTTCCAAAGTAGTCAAGTGCAACACCGTTAGGCCACTTGCCCAAAGGTCCATGAAAACTGCTGGCATCACTAATGCCGCTTGGGTTTCCTTCATTAAGTCTAACGTTGGCCGCATGAATTCTAGAGTCGTCAGCAATGTTGAAAATCTGAACCCTAGTACCCATTGAGCTTGGGTCATAATATCCAGAGCAAGGGTCAACGTATCCCTCATAAGCATAGCTATCGAATGCAGATACAGAACTAAAGATTGTGGTGTACCCTTCCGAGCCACCTGAATCAAACAAAGGCTCTCCTGTGTATGGGTCTGTCCCTTGAGGAATGTTCGCAATAGTAGTATAGCCTTTATCAGAAGCTGTAACAGTTGGACCCCATTCAATGTTTCCCGAACCTTCAATTCCAAGGCCGTCAACGTTTGAAATCACTCCAGATACAGAGGATGCTGGCATTGAGAAGTTAAAGTTAACAGCATCAATGTCTACATAGCTTCCCTGCACAGCCCTTACAGCCATACCGCCACCACACATAGGTCCTTCCGAACCTGATGCTATAAGTCTGGTGGTCGCTGTAAACGCATCGGAACCAACTGCCTCATGGAAACCTTCCCCAATAATGTCAGTAGTGAAAGGGTTAGGGTAGAACTGCACATATGCGTACTGTTGTACACCGCTCCAAGCGTCACTTAGGTCAGTGTCGGCCCACGCCCCGCTATTGAATTTCAAATCAACTGTGTCTGCTTTGGTTTCAGCGTCGCCACCAATGTTTCGCATATTCAAACCCGAACTCTTATTAACAACAATGCAAGACCTAGTGGAGTGTATCTCAATCTTGGTCTGGTTCCCGGTAGCACTCAATTCGTACTTCTCAGATTCTGGGACAGTTCCTCCATCTGCTGTAGGAGTTTGAAGAGTTGCAACAGAGTTATCCTCTGCCATTACAGCAATACCAAACCTACTAATCTTTGTAGGCCCTGTGATTTCAATCTCTGAGTTCTTCTCCGCGCAGAATGCAGCGGTCTGGAAGGAGTCATTGATTCCCGCCAAAGTAAAGTTACCGCCACTGTCAGGAACGAGCGAAGCAATTAAACTTGCGACGGCGGAGCCACGCATAGATGCCTTAGAGTTTCCGAGTACGTGAACGCACTTACCTCTAACAGGTGCGTCTGCATCTGCCTTAAAGCTTGCGTTGATAATCTCAATAGTTGAGTTGTCCGATACAATAATTCCAGGCTCATCGTGTAGCACCCCTGTCTTTGAACCATGATTAGACATAGCACCTTTGAAGTTTGCACCACCATTGTTGCCCGTCCACCTGCCAAGATAAGAAGGCAAAGACCTTAGGCCTGTATAGTGGGGCCTTACAATAGAGTTATGGGAAGCCCTTAGATTGACACCATTGTTGGAAACGTGATACGCACCTTTGTTCTTGTCCCACGTCGTATCGCCGTCAAGCCTGTCGGCAGATGCAAGTTCGTCTACACGGTATGCGTATTCGAATAAGGAGTTGACCATGCAAATACCATCCAGTTGATTATCATCAACCGTAAGCTGTGGAAGATTCATCGTAGAATCTTTTAGGCTAACACCTGTAAGGTTGTTATATGAATCTAGCCTACCCAAGAAGGACATGTCAGAGCCTTTCAACCTAAACCCATCTTTAGTATTTTGATAAGCTTGAAGGACCGAGGTTGTGAGGTCAGTGCCCCCAGCATTACCTTTACCAGAAGTGACACGAACACCACCTGTGACCTTAGAGTTATCCAAAATCATACCAACTTCATTACGGCTAAGAGCCATCGTGAACCTGTTAAAGTCTGCATCTGAATCTGTGCCAAGAGCAGTGTTGGTAAAAACAAGCGTTGAGTTTACTGCGTGAACACCTGCACTATCTGTAGTAAGTGCTCTTGTCTTATCAGAATCCCTTTCATAGTTACGGTATCCGATTAAACTTCCGAGAATACACAACTCAGAGTTACGACACATAATTCCAGCTAGTCTCGCACGAATGGCTGCGGTGTGCTCCAGTATAATCTCGGAAGAATTAATGTTCATTCCGTAGTTCTCATTGTAAACGAGAGGAGAAGCTGTATTGTCTGCACCACTTGCAGTATCAACACAAACCCCTGTAAGCTTAATGCTTCCATGGCAATCCCTAATGTTTACGGCTTGGAAATAGTTTCCATACAAATTCATTGCCGCGCCATCGGACACAGCAAGGACATCCCTTGAAGTTTCTAAGCTTTGACCTTGGCCATTTGTACCAATAGCCTCTAGGTCATAGGAGCCAATAGTTTCGTCAACAGCAGATACGTAAGGAGTACCACTCAGTACGTCACTGGAACCTACTGCACCTTCAATACTAATCTCTTCATAGAAATGCAGCCTCCCGCATTCATCTTCGGTGTCAATGTTCTTAGTTACGAACATACGCCCACCGCCGCCAACTAACTGAGAGTTGTCGAAAATAGAAGCCCCTGTCCTTGTTGAGGATGCCCCTTCAATATAGTCCCTAGCAGTAGTTGTAGTAATCCTGTATGGAGCGTCCTGTGTGGCACTTGCTGGGGAGATAGCTCTGGATGCAACAGCGGTAACTGTACAGTCTGCATCATAAGTGTGTAGCTTGTTGTCAATATGAAGCTGCCCTTCCCCTACCGTTGTGATTCCAAATAGGTCAAGAGTGCCCAAGTTTCCGAAGTCACAAATTTCAATGTACAACGGGAACGTTAGTCGCTGGGGAATCCTATTAACAATATCATCGAAGTTATCATACACACCGATGCTGTGGTCGGCTGTAGCTGATAGCGTCATCGTTACTTCTTTCCCTTGAACGCCGGGGAACCCGTGGAACTGGTGCAGCAGGTCGGTTCTCCTAAGAAGCCTGTCAATAGGAATGTTGTCCTGTTCATAGTTGTAGAATGAACTGGCATCATATAGGTAACTCTCCGCGTAAGGGAGAGAAAGTACATCTGTTCCAGATGTTAGATTAAAGTCGTTAATGTTACCCATGCTTAAAAGTCAATTGTCCATCTAATGTCTAGTGAGAACTCGTCTGTCTTAGCTAAGTCAGAGAAAGTTCGATACGCGCACAAGTACGCGGTTGCCGTTGGTGTGGTTTGAGAAGGGTTCTTACTGAACAAACCAATCTCATTTAGAGTCAGACCATTGCCTACGTTCCTATCTACAAGAAGTCTCCATCTAACTTTTGTCTCTGCAACCTTGTCAACAAAAGATGCTGGAATCTCTCCGAAGGCTTCCGATGCGTACAGAGTTCCGCTTGCCATAAGGTCTTGGGTTACTACAGTAAGTGAGCCAGTTCCGTACTCTGAGGAATCTAAAGCGTTACCCAGCCTACCATTTGAACTAACCTGCAAAGAGTCAGAGCCATCAGTACCTAGTTGGAACCTGGAGATTTGGAATTCTGTGATAGGGTCGTCTAGGTCTGCTGCAAATGCTTCTGCCAAAGTGACACCCATACCGCTACACACGACGTTATTGTCTGAATAGAAAAGAGTGCGTCCTCCATCTGGGTACACCTTGTAAATCTCAAGATGCCCTTTAGGGCTGATATAGTTTTCGTCGAACTTCATTAGAAATCAATTACCCAAGTTACGGTAATAAAGTCTGAGCTTGGGTCAATCTGCAAACCTCCTGGGAAGAATACCTTCTTTGAGAACAGTCTGAACTCAGGTTCCTTCTCCACCAGTACGCTAGAATTATATAGACTAGTGGCGTAGAAATCTCCATCCCACCCAATATACAAAGGTTCAATACTGTTTGGAGATAAGTATTTCGTGGAGAAGGCATTAAGTTGTTGTTGGTCAGAGAAGTCAAAGGACTTGACAGTGACCGAAGAGGTGTCGTTTGTCAGCACCGCACTCCCCACAAGAACCTTAGGGTTCTGTATATCAATTGGGTCAGAGGACTTACGTAACAAGATTCCTATCTTGTTGTGTCCATCTGCCGAGGCCGTGAACGATACCGTTTCACGATGCCACACACCGTCGCTAGTAAGATTAACATCGGAGAAGTTATCGCTCTTGAGTTTAATATTGTCTCCTATAGATTTGTACTCAAGAACCAGAGTGTATGTGTCGCCTGACACACACCACCCATTAGGATTAACTCGACCTCTAGGTGAGCCAGCCCCTGTGTGGAAAAGTGAAAGTTCATCATTGGCTGTTGCCTGAGCTACCAGTACAGCGCCGTTTAAGTATTCAGGACCTGCGCCTGCGTCATTTCGCGTAGATGATGCGCCTCCCCCTCCAACCGTAGCTAGTGCGGTTGGGCTTCCTGATGCCAAAAACGGAGGGCCACCAAGACCTTCGTGGGAGCCAAACTTAATTGAAGTCTTTGTATAGTCAATTGTCCAAAGACCTAAAGCCCCAAGTCCTCCGTAATACGTGTTCAGCATTTCCCATTCATCCCTTGTCAGAGTGATGGAATAAGCTACCTGCTTAGTAGATGACACTGGAGAAACAGCAGAAACTACCATACCCGCGCTGGAGTCTAGCAATACCTGAGAAGCTCTCTCTTCAACCTTCTGCTCTAAAATGAACCCGTTAGGAGTAATAACCCCGTACTCATTTAGGTTTCCGTAGGACTGGGAAAACGAACCTGCCGAGAAGATTGTCGTACCGCTAGTCTCAGGATAGCAACCGTCATCAACACCTTCTTCGTAGTTGGCAATCCCTTCAACACCTCTTCCCGCGAACTCCATCTTATTGAGGAAGTGCCCAAGTTCCCCAGGCCCATCAGTGACAGGCTGGACAGTTGTATCATTAGGGTTTGGGAAATCAGGGAAGACCGAGGATGCGTCAACAGGGTCTACAAGACTGTAGTACCTAAAATCTGTCAAGGCTGATTGTGCCCCAGCACCAAGCCACGACAACCTAAAGAAGGTTGTAATCATATCACCAGGACGAGATTCCTTTACAGTTGATATTGGCGCTGAGATGTAGTTCTCATACTTGTCAGCGTTTGCTCCTGCGTAAGGGAAAACTGTAATGTCCTCCAGCCCATCAATATGTGTTGAGGCTACAACACCATTATGGTATCTCTTCCACCTCAGGTCAGTGAAGTCCCACACAAGTTCCGTCCCATCTTCCTTCTTGTAAAGAATACCATACTTCAAAGTCATAGTAGTTCCTGGGCTTTCAACGTGGTCAATACTTACTTTGAATTGGTCAGACAGGAATCCAACGCTAGATGCCATTACTGTATGAGCAATGATTGCGTTTCTTGGGTTAGCACTATCTTTTACAAATCTAATTGCGTCATGTCCATAAATCAAGTCTTGCTCAATGCGGGGATATGTTCCATCATTCTCAGACTGTGGCTGCACATGCCAACCACCTTCAATGAATGGAATAGTTCCCCATTTGTACTCGGAAGTCTTTAGGTCAAGGTTTCTAATATCTTCTACGCCATGATATTGATTCAGGCAGTAATCAGATAGACCAACAGATTTAACATGAACACCTTGCCCTGACAGAGGGAAGATGAATACATCAAATGTACTCTCAAGGTTTGCTCCTAGGTCAACCGTTCCAATGTAGTTATCATTTAAGTCCCCAAGAAGCTCTTGCCCCCAAATTGTGATAGTGTTGGTAGAGCTTGCATCAATGTCAAGTTCAATAACAGAACCTGCTGGTACGGAGGTATCTGAATACCTAGGGCGACTCAAAGATGTATCAGGTGTCCATGAACCAGAGCCATCGTAGTAAAGTGCCCTTACTGAATTACCACCGTTGAAGAACTCTGTACCTGATAGATTTGATACGTAAGATTCAATACGGATGTCTTTAATGTGGAACCCGCTGGCAAGCGAAGTGGTAATGTCTGCGCCGTTAACAGAGGAACGGAACTCCAAGCACATAGGATATTTTCCTTGGCTAGCATAAGAGTTCAGTTCCGACTTAACATACACATCCAACTCACTTGAAAGGTCTTCAAGAGATATATTGTAATTTATGTTGTTAACCATAGCGGTAGACGCACGGTTAAATGTATCCCACTCGCTGGTAGCAAAGTTATAGTGCAGGTCTTTCAGTGCCGACCCTTCCTTTCTAATCCTCAAACCAACATAGTATTGTTCAACAGTAGATGATGTTTCCGAATCAATCTGTATTGTTATCGCTGGGTCGATTGGTACAAAAATCCTTTGGTCGTCATCTTGGAAGGAGGCATCAAACAGTACGGCCCTATTACTGTTCTTATAGTTCTCATCATCTACCTCTGTTCCACTAGGGTCAGTCACTGCCGAAGGTGAGGTGAACGGGCTAAGGTAATATGCGTACCCAGAGTTCAGGGTCTTAGCGCCAGTAGTTTTTGTCAGGTCTAACATTCCTGCGCTCTTCGCTACGTCAAACCTATTACGGTCAGATACATTAGAGAAGTCTCTGTGTGCAATAGCTACGCCAATCTTTCCGTACTCTCCTGATAGTGACTCTGCATCGACAACAAGGTTATATGCCTTCTCAGGATACAGACCTGTAAACTTCTGACCAACAAAGGTCAACCCTGAGTAGTCTTCTCCTTCTACTGTGGTTTGAGTAGAAGACATGATGATTCCTGGCCCCTCTTCGTGGTCAGCTAGGCTAAGTCCTTCGTTGCCAAAGCGCCAACCTTCGACTTGTCCAAACCTAAGGTTTCGGACAGTGTACTCTGCCATGCCACTGTCTGTTCCATCACCAATGATAGAGATTTCAAATACTGACTGCTCTCTTCCATCGGTAGGGATTACTGTGGAGTATGTTCTCCATTCTCCAATAGAAACATTTCCAACAACCATAGGCTCGTTGTATCCCCAAGAACCAATACCGCCATCAAGAGCGAATGTATACCACTCCCCTGTAGTGGTGTCTTTTAATTGGATAGACAGGCCATTTGCACCTGCTGTTTCTGAATATAAATCAAACGCTAAAGTGGCAAACCCTTTGTAAGGGGAGCCTGCTGGTTCTGATAGGAACGTGTCGTATGTACTATGGTGCTGTTTAAACCTCTGGGAGATACGTGCAGCACCGATACCTGTGGTCGAGCTTGCTTGGAAATGAACTCCATCCCATAACAATTCCTTACCAACGTAACCTACATCACCGATATTGTAACCCGCAACATAATTACTAAGGACTTCCCAAGATTGGAAATCTACGATACCATATTCGTTAAGGATATCTTTGGGAACACCAGAGAGTTCAGTGTAGTTTGTGAAGTCAGCGTTAACCAGCCAATTGATAGTCTTGTCGAAGTTTGGATTCGCAAGAATATAATTGTCCGCATAGAAGGTCTCTACAGATTCAATCAGTGCCTTTCCTTTAGTTTCCCAATCGTTCTTAGGAAGCTCTAACCGCAGAAAGTAATTAACCGTATCGTAGAAGCTGTCATTGATAGAATAATCAGGCTTTGAAGTGAACTCCAAGTAGCCTCGGCTATTGAAAGACATTTCCTCTGCGTACCTGCCAATCTGATACTTCCCGGTAGTGTTGTTTAAGTACTGTAAAGTGCCATTGTGTACTTGAAGCGATATCAAGGAGACAGCGACGGGGACCGTGGAGTTTCCTGTGATTTTATATGTGAAAGACTTAGGCAACCACCCAGGAACTGGCACGTCAACCACGACAACATCAGAACCATGTTCTGCATTTACATAGATTGTTTCTCCGTGGATAACCTCAGGGTCTCCCCAAGTTTCAATCTTGGCCTTGGACAAGTCAGCAGCAGCAATAGCATCATCGTACCTAGGCTGATATCTGATTCCATCCGTCAGCAATCTGTTCGGCAGGTCTTTGTGAAGGACATGAATTCCAGAGCCTGTACCAGTTACGTGCAGATACTCAGTGGTGGCTCCATGGCTCTTTGTTACAGCGTGTCGAGAGTCGTGCTTCTTGAAGTTAATGGAAGGGCTTCCCATGGTCATTGCGTGGATACCAAAGGAAGACACGGACATTAAGGAAGTGCTACTTACGGCAGAAGGTGGGGGCGTGAATGAAAGCATGTCTACGACTGCCATCTTTGCACCCTCTACAATCATGTTCTCCTCCGAAAACACTTTCTCCTTACCGTAAGGAGTGTGCGCGTAAATCTCTACTAACCCTTTCATTATATCGTGTAGTATGTGACACCTGCTGTATCACCTTCTGCAAATGTTCCTCCATATCGCTCAAGATACACATGCCTTGAACCTCCGTCAGAACCAAGACCAAGCAAAGCAGTAATAGTGGAATCCCTAGAATGCAATGTTGATACTAGTGTATCTAGGAACAATAGGATAGATTTAACTTCTTCCCTGGTGTACTCTTCCGGTACATCCCCGTAACCAGTATTGGTCAAGGAAACACTATCAACCCTGACACTAGGTTTGTTTAGGTCAGAAGGGTGGGTATGCGGACGCATCACAGGGGTAATTTCGATATAGTAATAAGTGTCGTCATCGTGGACAGACTCATACCTGCCTGTGTAAAGGCTTCTTGTATAAGGGTTTAGAGGCCCTTTAAGATTATCAGTATGGAATGGGATGCTTACAGAGGTTGCACCATCAGGTAGTTCCACCTCATAAGAATCAGACAGCGCCTCTCCTTCTAGCTGCCACCTGTTACGTGTAAAGTCGTACACAAACATGTCTGACATATCCGTACGCCCTTGGTATCTCTTATTTCCGGTAACGATTCGAACAGCTACCTTGTTACTTTCCCCATGCCCTGAACTGTCAAACGTCAAGTCCAAGTTATAGTTCTCGTCTGGGAAGAGGGTATTACTTAATGTGCGGAACATGTTTGGGTTACGTAGGTTAACCTCTTCCGCTGCCCCTCCTGTACTAGCTGAGTCTAATCCAAACGTCAACCAGTATGCGTCATCCACATTGAACTCTTCGTCCATCACGACAGAATCAGAGATTGTTCTCCAATCAGAGTCAGCCTGGAACGCTGGGGTATTAACTGTAACCGTGTCCTCCCATGTAAGGGTCTGGGAGTCGTAGTATTTCTTGGCTGTCTGGTTAAGCAACGTGTACCCGATAGAACCGTTTGTGCCCTCGGCTGATACATCGTAGCTCAACGTGTACATGTCTCCAGCGACCAAACTAGAAACTGATTCTGTGCGGATGAACTCGTTTGCCGTGCTTGACAAGTACTGAACTCCTGAGAACTGTACTCCGTAGAAACCTCCTGACAGATTTAAATCATCTGATACTACATCGGATGTTGAACTGAATGTCAGCACGTCAGCGCCTGATGAACTCCAGTCTGTAAGCCCATCTTCAAAGTATTGGTTGAAGACTAAGTTCTTGTTCTTAATCAACGGGTATCTCATAGTAGCATTGCTACCGTGCCTTCCTTGGAAGAAAGAAACACCATGGATATCAATGAACCTTCTTTGTCCACAGCCCTTATCGACTATGTGTGGGTAGTTTACAATTGCAATCGTATCTGATTCAGGGTGGAACGAGAACTGAATCCCTGACAATTGAATATCATTTGTCAGGTTTCCGTTGTCCAACTCATGTGGGAATGTGTTCCAACCTTTGTCCCATACAAGACCTTTCTCATCGACCAACACAAGTTGGTCATCCTGAGTTCTATATGCCTTACCTTTAATCTTATCAGTACCGATAATGTAAGAGAACTCAACAGAAGACAACGGGGTGTTGGAACCATCGGTGTAGGCAAGTACCGAGGCAGTCTCGGTAGTTCCCGCAATGCCGCTAACAAGCATGGATGCGTTGTAAAGTCCCTCACCGAATACATGGTCTAGGATATAAAAACCAGAACCATCCAAGTTCATATCGAAGTCTCTTCGATAGTCTGTCCACACATCATGGATGCCTGAGCCAAGCTCCACACCTTGCATATTCTCATGTGAGAAATCCAACAACGTGCTATCCTTAGAACCTAATCTTAGAATCCTGTTTAGCAAGGCTTTGAAGATAGTGCCGTCACTAATATGCCGTGTAGGGACTATGGAATCACACCCAAGGTCTTCTACGCCTCGGAGGTTCATAGTTGAGCTTACAGGAACTCCAATAACGTTTCCGCTTGGGGCACTGTATACAATCTCATTGTCATCTACAACAGGAGAGTTAGACGCATCGTACACCGAACTATATGTGATAGACTCAGGAGACATGAAGTGCTGACCTGAGAAGTTATAGCCTTTGTAGATTACTTCTTTAGTTGTCTCTAACCCACTTGTAGAACTTCCGTAGAAGTAGGTAGATTTAGGCTGACTCCTTCCTGTACGTGCATATCCTTCGGTTGGGATTTCATACTTGAAGTCTCTCCTTCTGCTGGTATCCCTATCAAGCCCTCCACCAAACACAGTCCAAAAAGAATCAGAAGGTGCAGGCAGAACCCTTCCCAACTTGAGAAGGTCTGCATCTAGAGAACTAAAGTAATCTCCTGCTCCACTAGTTCCAAGCCACCCTGACACACTATGGGAATCAAGGACAGTTGTGTTTGCATCGTCGGCGTGATACACCATTGACAAGCAAACCGAGTCTACCATATCAGTCATCGGGTCGCTAACATCAATACTAATAAACATTCTAGGAGTTACATGGAACGGAGTGAACTCATGTAATGTTCTGGAGATGTTGGTGATGACGGTAGGAGTCATCGCATCCTGACCGTTGCTCTCGTCAATATCGCCAACGTCAACCGCTACAAAGATATGCGACGACTTAGAGTTCCAGTAATCAAGGGCTTCCACTTGCTCAGGCACACCTCCCTCTATAACGCTATCCATGTTGGCGGCGATTTCAAGAGATGACGTGAAGAACTTTACTCCAGTGTTGTTACCGAAGTAAAAGGTTTCTGCTGTATTCCCAATACCTGTACTTGTTTCAATGAATGAGATGAGGTCGTCAAGGAACTCATCAGAGATTCCATAGCGGGAACCTTCGTTACACTCAGATAGGATTTCTCTCAGCCTATCAAGCATACTCTTTGTGATTTGGGATGTGGCGTAAAACCTGTCTCTCTCCCAAGGTGGAACAGCAACGGTGTAATCTCCCCTGTGCTTGTATCCATCCCCGTTAGGAAGAGTTTGATAATGCTCCCCATTAATCATAATGAACTTGAACTCTCTGTCAAGCTCTTCTAGGATAGCATCAACACAGAACCTAATGTTCTTGTCATGGTCTGTGGGTGAAAGGTTGAATGTTAGGGAAGTGTTCTCTCTGCTCTCAGAGATGAACGCTGCCAAAGTATTAAAGTCCTGGCATACAGGAGCCTCTGTTTTAAGGGCGTAGTACAGCAGGAAAGGAAGATATGATTCATACGCTTCGTGGATATCCGAAGATGCTTCGAAGGTTGTAATCTCCCGTGGGAACACGTACTGGATAGCGTCGAATAGACTTTGCCTTGTCCCCTTGGCTTTATAGATGTATACCGCTTGCCTAAGCTGTGCTCTCCATGAGTTAACGTCACCGCCAACAAACTTCCATCCGATAAGTCCTGCTAGGTAATCCAGGAACTCAGGGGGGCATTCGTTAATGTTCATTAGGTCGCCAATCTCTTCAATCAAAGTATCCATGTCATAGAATGAATACGAGATAGCTTTCAAGAACGTCATAAGAGGCCCAGCCGAATCGCTCTTGGTAGGAAGCAACCCAGACACATCAATCATATCATGGGAATCTTTAATGAAAGATGACTGCCTCTCTTTGGCGTTATACCAAACGTCAATAAGAGTTTTTAGGTTGTCAAGGTTTTGTGTTCCTGACAAATACTTGTCTGTGCTGTTTACGCTGCTTGTTGTTTGGAACTCGTAAGGGAGGTATCGGTTAAGAGAGGTTGCCTCCTCACGTCCTGTCCAAGTGTAATCGAACAAGCATTGCATAGCAGTGCTCTCCGTGAACGGCTTACCATAATATACACTGCTGACAATGTAGGGTGTCAGAGTAGATGATAGGGATGTGCTTGTTCCTGCAACTCCGGATGAGTTAAGGAAGTACATCATTCCAAGAGATGCCACTAGGTCATCGTGTACTTCTCCCGCATCGGATACAGTTGTGTACGGAGTATTTGTGGCAGAGGTTACAAAGGATGCAGCAGGTGTGTTACAAGCAATATCGGGCTGCACAGTCTCAGTTAGGAACAACGAGAACTCGCTAGGGGATTTGAAGTCGGAGAACGTCTTCCCATACCTGTCCAACACATGCTCCTTGAAAACCTGAGGGGTTACGTTTGTGTTCTTGTTTGAGGGAATGGTATATGTCTTAACCTCTGCTTCTGTCAAACCACTGACATCAAAGATAAAAGAGTTTTCGTGAGCGAATAGGAGAGTCTTCCCTAGGACCTTGTAGGTGATATCCTCTACAGTGCCATTTTTATAATCCTCATCCACGTAGATTGCAGGAACCAAGTCCTTAATCTTTTCTACGTAGTTGTACTTATATGAATTCCTATTTCCCTTGTATACCATATTACACCAACTCTACATTGATTTCAAAGTTGTTTAATTGGATGAGTTCATTGAAGCTAACGAACACATCGCTAGAGATGTTATCTACTGAGAAGAACCTAACTTCTGCTGTTTTCAGAATGTGATTAGTTAACTCTGAGATGTTGAAGCTTTCTCCAAACTCCCTGTTGTCGATGTGGAAGAACTCAAGCATCTTATCAGCAGACTTTGTTTTGATGTCTTCGATGTATGGCTCACGGGCTTTGTCTACATAGATTGTGCAAACCAAATCAAGTGTTCTGGCCACTCCGTCTACGATAGTAACCTCATCAGACCACATCCTATACTGATTGAGGTACGTAAGAAGCTCTCCTTTGAATGCAAGGCTTGCCCTCTCGACTTGCAAGTCAGAGGCCTTTGCCAGAACATAGATGTCAATCATGTTTCCACCTGCCCCACTCTGTCTGAGTGCTGGCATAGCTTTAGCAGTTTGCCCAGCGACGCTAACAAAAGTGTTGGCGAAGGTGTTGTAATCTTCCCCCGTCACAGCCCTGTATTGTGTACGGAAGAAGTACGGAGCGTACCTCTTTGCGTGTTCTACAGTTTCAGCATTAGACCCTCCGGTAGCTTGAGTAGAGTTAGTCATTGCTACTGTGAACTCATCAGTACCGTTCTTAGTTATTGGCAAGGCAGAACTAATCTTGCCTGTCACCAAGTCCCCCCTATCTCCGCCACCTGTCCTATAGAAAACGGAGTAAGTGATGTTAGCCTGTGGGCTTGCTCCTCTGATTCCATCGCCAAAGTAAAGTGTCGTTGAGTAGTCTGAATTGTACCTCTTCTCAAACACCCTCTCCGTTCCACTCTTGGCCAAGGCCATGTTATGGATTTCGGAGTAGATGTGCCCGTCACTAGCAGAGACAAACAAGCTCCCTTCAATCACAGAAGGGGTAGAAATATCAATCGACTTCTGCGTCTGCCTAGGTGAGAAGGTTCCGGTCAGTGTGTGGTAAACTCCCTCCAGTAACACTAGGCCTTCAAAGATGTCAGCAACCTCATCGTAGTAGGTAACGTCTAACGATAGGTCCTCAATGTTTCCAGCAGAAGATTGGTCGATAAGCCCTGTGGCCAAGTCAGTCTTGTACAGGGTATATGACAAAGGCTTACCATCTCTTTGTGATGCCAAGGTGATAGTCCTATCTGCTTTAGCAATGGACATTGTATCAGCGCCAGTGAAAGAAAAACCTTTCGGAGTCAAAGTCGCGGAACACTTACTTGCGATAGGCCCTTTCATCTGAATACCAATCAACTCAAGCATACCCATAAGGTGCTCAGTAGTTTGGACAGTTGGGAAGAACTTCTCGTTAGCCAAGTAGTCAGCTTTCAAACTGTTGGTAGCGGCAGCGTATGCGATAAGGTCAATCCAGAACATACCAAAGTCTGACTCAACGAAGTTGTTATACTGGTCGAGGCTGACAGCCTTTAGGTAAGTAATGAACGCTGCTTTGTACTCATCGAAATCAGCGACAGAGTAATCAATAAGGTCCTTCTTATCACTCTCTTGAATAGCTCCGAGAGCCATGAAGTCTGACTCAATAGTGCCGTCAAACGCAGAGGCATTGTAAGTTGTGTTGAAAGGAAAAGTTCCCATTATTTCATTATCAGGTTTAGGTCTTCTTCTACTCCAGGCTGATTCCTAAAGTAGACGGTTGTTTGAATAAGGATGCTGTTGCTATCGCTCTCGTTTCCTTGGGCTAATTGGCCAATCCTTACAGGTCCAATTCTTAAGCGTGGGAAGTACCGCGACACCAAGGCCTCTATTTCTATTTGAATGTCTCGTAGAACTGAGTCAGTGAATTGGTCAAAGAGCCTTCTTCGGATAGTAGTTCCGAAGTCAGGGTACATTACTCGCTCACCCTTCTGAGTCTTTATCCCTTGAACCAACCCATCTATAATGGTTTGATTGTCCGTGGATAGGGCAAAGTATCCTCCCTCGGAGTCTCCCATGGGAAACTTCATACCTCTAACGACTGACCTTCGTGATGTCGTTACATAATCAAGTGTGTATCCATATGCCATTATACTCGGATGTTCTTAAAGAATCCTTCCTGCGCTTCATAGTTTTGAAGCACTTCTTTAGTATTTAGAGGCTTACCATACATCTTGAAACTACCCACGAATCCATCTAGCCCACTTCTAGGGATGTCTCTTTCCACTCCGCTGTACAAGGCTCCGCCGATGGAAGGGTCATGCTGACCGTAGACAGCACCGCTGGCATCCAGGGTACTCTCAAAGTAGGAATCATTGGTGTTGGACCCTAGGAAGCCCAGGGGTGTTGTCGCCGCTCCCACGTAGCTCTCAAGGGACGCAGAGCGTCCTACCGAGTCTGTGAACCCACCTCCAACAATCCAAGGAGTGAATATTGGAATACCTACGGGAGGAGCCAGGGAACCTTCATGCAAACTTTCCACAAATCTGCTTGACTCTACCCCATGACTTATATTGTCAACCGAGTTAGCTGCCGATGGAACCTGCAAAGGCGTTCCCGGTGACAGTGCAAACAAGGTTGAGATACTTCCTGAGGATACCAACTTGGAGTCAATGTAAACGGAAACAAGGTCTGCACGATAGTCAAAAGTGACGGCACAGTGCGTAAAGATACCGGAACAATCAAGGACTGTTTTGTTGTCTTCTGTAGTCTCATCAAATGATACGTACAGACCTAATTTTGATTTGTTAGAAGTGCGAGGGTCAAGACCACTCAACGACTCAGCGATAGCCACGCTGGGACCCCATCTTCCGTGTTGGTGGTTCTGAGATACAGTTGGGAAGATTCCAAACTCTACCGATGATGCATCGGGGGTTCCTGAAACATAATCATCGGCTAACCTGTAGCCAATTGACAGCCCGTGAACCTTATCGTAGTCTCTGCCGGAACTATTGTTCGGGGAGGCTGTAACGATTTCCTGGTTAGCTCCACCAGTGTTCTCGCATGATACAAGAATTCTATACTGGTGAGACTCATTCATATTTGATACTAAGTCAGGGATGTGTACCCAAGACTCAATAGAGAAACCCTTACTGTTATACGTTAGGTCATCAAGCTTGGCCGAGCCTCTGTTGAGAGCGCCATCTTTAATATTGTTTGGCATTCTAACATATGACCCTTTCGGTACTGCGGCGTACCAAGGCTCAGGGTTCTCAGAAAGCTCAGCGTCATACAGTGTCCCCCTCAGGAACGGAATACCGACCCCAGAAGTAAACACGCTAGATACATCCGAAGCAACCATCTTACCATTCAGGGCAGGAGAACTGTTAGCTTCGTTATCGAGATTATAAGCTGTACTCGACGGAGAGGTCACTACGCCCTTCAAAAAGTTATAGCATACGACCAATTTATCCATGACAATGTTATCTGTCAGAGATTTGACGAAAGGCTCTACACCGGAAACATCACCATCTCCACTAACATGAACGAAATCACCAACTCCAGGAGGAGCTACGGTAAAGTCTTTCAAGAAGATAGTTTGCCTCTTATCGGATACAGTGTAGGCTACTTTGTAAGGCCTAATAATGTCTGCCACATCTGCTGACTGCATGAAGCCTCGCTTCTGTACATCAATGGTTGGTTGGATACCTGTACCATTCAAGAAGGAGAAATCATTGACAGGTATTCGTGGAAGGATATCGTAGACAGCAATACCTACGCCTCTAAAGATGGCAATGGTGTCTCCAACCAATGTCCACCCTGGAGAACCCTCCCCCGACATATATGGAGTGGCCCTGCCATCTCTAATTTTCTGCAAGATGTAGCCTGCTCCCACTGGGAAATCATTCGTAGTGATAACGAAGTCTCCGAACAGCCCTGCTAGCTGTAGTTGTTTCTTTCTTTTCTTCTTCTCTTCCTCGTAACTGTTTGAGATTGCTGCCAAGCTTCTCTTGTAGTTCATAACAAGGGCAGCGGTGTCCGAATATCCTGAGAGAGTCAGGTCAGTGATTTGAGCGGATACAGTTGTGACCTGTGAGATACGGTCGTCTTCAATCCCTTGCAGAATATCGTCGGTATCATACAAGCTCATAACCGCTTCGTTGACATCAGTGAACTCAGGGGAGAACACGGTATTAGAGTACTCTAACAAATCAAACGCATCGTAACCAATACCCTTACCTCCTTGGTTGGGGGCAGAGTTTAGCTTCCAGGAGTCGTACAGAATCTCAGCGACATCGTTCTCTGGAATGCCTCCACTTCTTGAGTCATAGTAAAGGCCATCCTCCGACAAAATGTATTTGCCTTGGATGCTGACGGGAGGGCCGTAGATGAGGTCGTAAGGGGACTCCTCCTCTTCGTCATCTCCTGCAATCTGCAATAGTAGAGCTTGCACAACTGCCTTACTGTTCTTGAAAGGAGTCACAATCTTAGTGTTGACAAACTCCTTATGTTCTGCAATCTTATCAATTTCCTCCTGGGAAAGCGCAGCGCCTCCAGCAGATGCTTCAATACCTGAGTAGTTTAGGACAGGTTCCTGCGAAGTCCCGTCAACCCTTTCCGATAGGATTTCAACAATCTTATCCAGGTCAGCATTGAGGTATTGCAAAGTAGTACTTAGTGTTCCCCGTTCATTTTGCAAGGACAACAAGCTTGCGGTTGGGGAAACAAGTACTGCCTCATCTCCAACGGTGTCTGAAATAGAATCAATTACATCGGGCAAAGAAGCGGTCGAGCCTCCTTGAGCAAAGATGTCATCATTTCCCATACCCGCGCTAACAGCTACGGATAGTGCAGCAAGCTCTACGTGTACAGGGCCTACCGTCTTGTTTCCTCCAGTTGCGAGGTTCTGACTGTCCTGAGCAATTGAAATCTTCTTGTCAAGCACGGTAACTTTGGACTTCAAAGATACTGCCCTTTCGGTAAGCAAGTTCGAAAGCCCTGTCAGTGCAATCGTTGAAAGAGAGGCAAGTGCCTCTTTCGTGATGGGTGTGTGCGTAACATTAGCCATAGGTCAATACAGGAGAACCATTTACAATCACTCCCCAGTTAATACTCATCGGATGCCCATCTACCTCAATTGGTACAGGCGGGAAGTCCGACACAATATCTATCACACCATGGCTAGAAATGTTAATACCACCTTGGCCATTGTTGGTTATGTCTATATCTCCTACGGACATAGGGTTTTCTACAGATATGCTGGCGAAGTCCTTGGCCCTAACATTGGCCCCACCATAGCTCACTACTTCCACGGTCTTGTTGGCCGTGTCAATGTGGAGCCTGTTTCCATCCTCGTCTGATATGATGAGCCTAGCGCCCTTGCTGTATTCCTCTTTAGATGGGTTCGAAAGGGAAGGGAAGCTTTGAGGTGTTTCCCCATTAGCAGCGTCATAAGGGGAATCATCCATTAGGATAACCTTTCCAGCCGCACTTCTAACAGTGATACCAGAGCGCACCCTATCTCCTGTCTTCTTTTGCGACATTGAGAAAGAGTGCCCTCCTTTGGATTTCCATGTTTCAACATCAGGAATTCCATTATCTGCGTAGGTATCAATAGGGTCAGGGTTCCCATGAGAAAGGAAAGGGGAAGTATCTTCTGAGTCTCTGTCCCCAAGGCCTGTCTGAGCAGACCTATCTGTGTGGGCTGCATCCTTTGAGTAAGGAGAGCCATCTTTGTCGGGAGTGTTGTGGGCAGGTAAGAACACTACAGAAAGCCATACCCACTTGTAGTCAACATCTGAAATGTTTACTTTCGTAATGAGAACGTTGGCCCATTTGCCTGGAACTCCGAAGATACCAGCGCCGCCTCCCCCAGTTGGAGATGTTGCGTAACATGAAAAAGGCAAACCACCATTCACATGAGGGTTTACAACTTTAACCATACCTCCTGCATACGGGTCGTTTACCGAAACTACTTGTGCGACATATATCTTACTCATTTAAAATCCCCATCCCTTGTGGCGACAGGGTTTCTAACCAAATTAAACTCAGTCAACAGCCCTGTCTCCTTTGTGTATGTATGAGTGTATCCTACAAGTTCATAAAACCCAGACAACCAGTGCTGTGCCTCTCCTGGCTTCCTAATCTCCGCAACCTTCAATCGTACCTTTCTACTCCCCCTTGTTCCAATATCTGCCAAGGGATTACTTATCTCCGGGATGCCCAACGTCTTCACTGTGATTTGGAACGAAGCGTTAGACACAAGGTAATCATGCATAAGGGTTCTCTCTAGGTTAGCAACCTCTTCGTCACCGTGATTTGAAAGGTAACTGAACAAGGTATCGTTCAGGGCTATAGACTTGAAGTTGTTGTGTGTTTCGACACGCATCCTCCCGTCCTCGTATTCATACGTATAAGTCTTCTCAACGCCATCTTTAAAGATTCTGAACATGTCTTCGTCATCCGCTAGTGCTGCAAAAGCTGTAGCATACTTTGAATCCGATACCACCTGCCTTTCATAGGAGGTAGTTTCTCCACGGCTAGAACGAGTAGCCCAATCTTTGTAGAAGTTAAGGAACGAAGTTCCTCCCTCTTTTCTAGCTTGGTCAAACTTATTGATGAGCTTAAGGTAAACTAGCCCAACCCCTTCTTCAGTAGCTATGTCAGATATGTCTCTGAACAGAACTTCCACAATATCCCACACGCCATCTACCTTATAGGCAGATGCGATGTCTTTGAAAATACTAAATGATTTCATAGAGGTTGGGTACATCGGGAGGATTGACTCATGGAAATCAATATCCACAACAATAGAATCTTTGTAACCCTGTGCCAATTCTAAAGTGTTCCCAACTTGTAGCCCTGGGAATGAATCAAGCGCCAGAGCATCGAGGTCAGCCTTCGTGTCTTTATGAAGCTTAGAACGAATGCTCTGCTTGCTGGAGATAAGCATTATTGCCTCGTCATCAGAGATGCCTGGAGGAACAATACTTGCGAGAAGGCTTTGTTCCTCTGCTGACAAGGTTGCCCATGACACTTGCATCAATGTAAGCGCACCACCATCGCTTCCAATCAGAGGTAGCAACGCTTTGTTTATCTTCTCGACTATGCTAAGGATTTTACTCCTTGAATTGTCGGATGTTGATTTGGTGAGAAATGCCTTACCATAGCTATTACCTAGGTTAAGGGTTTCACGCGAAGGCGACCACTTGACCACTTTGTTTATATCAGAAGTACTATCAATCTCTAGGCTTGTGCGAACAGTATTGCATTCATTTGATAACGAGTTTATGAAGGAGAAGCTGTAACGCACTTCCCATACATCTGAGTCGGGATGTGTTCTGTGTGTATACCTTCCCGATGCTCTTGGCGCATTTGGATTAAGAGTGCTTACCATTGAAGCAACTGACAAGCTCATAGGCTGTCCACCTACTCTGGCCATGAAGTCATTCTTGCCTGTGGAGGGATTAGGTTTGATAGACGTAGCAGGAAATGCAAGACCAGAAAGGTCAGGGTTGTCAAGTACTTCCCGAACAGTACCGACCCACTCTGTACCTGAGTATATTGAATCATTGTCAGGTACTTTAAGGTCAAGTCCTACGATAACACTGTCTGAGATACTAGCTGTAGCAGCGGCTGTTTGCTCACTCGCACCTCCTGGCAAGGAGTTTCTTGAGTCAGAAACTTCTTCCACTTCTCTTTCCTCACGACCGAAAGATGTCTCAATTCCAAACTCTTCCAGTAATATCTGGAACGCCATCAGTCTATGCAATTCAGTAGGAACACCTACCTTCACTGATACCCAGTTCAAAGCCTCCGCCAACAAGTCACCTACAACAGTATTTGTACTGACCACCTCCTGTCCTAGACCGCCGTAGGCAACATTGCCGTTCAAGGATTCCCCTGAGAGTTTGTCTACGAGAATCTCGTAGTAGTCTTCGATAGCTTTCCCAACACCGTTATCTCCTTGAAGGAACACAACGGGAACAACGCCATTGAATGTTGACATGAACTTACCTAAAAGCTCACTAACAACTTCACTTGGTTTCCGCAAGGAGTCATCTTTAATGCAATCAACTTCTGTTTGTACCACAGTTTTAGAGGATACGTGTGCTGGGTCTTTCCTACTAGCCGCTGTAAACTGGTCAACTAGAGTAAGGACAATGACACGCTCATCTGTAGAGGAGTTCCTGTAGTTTATATCAACCAGCGTACATGGAACAATGCGCGAGATACCATCTTCCTTTGTGTCACCATATCCCCACCTCAAGTAGAACACTAGAGATTTGAAATCAAGCTCAGCAATAGAAGTGTCATCTCGACCTTTCAGGAAATACATCCTGTACAGTTGGAGGATATTATCTTCGAAGGCCAAGGAAGGATTTATGATTGTGATGGTCATGTTGAGAGTACCGACACCTTTACCATTGAACGTGTATGTGAAATCCTTCAACGACTCCTTAAACCCCATAGGGTCGGAGTAGTTTGCTAGGTTATCCAAATCCTCTTTGAAAGGACTCATGTAAAACCTAGAAGTCTTGTCTGTGTACGCTACCATTACAACACAGGGATTTTTATCTCTGCACCAACATATAGGTCTTCTTTGATGTCGTTTACTGAATTAGCTAAAACAATCACCCACCAATAGCCGGGAGTTCCATATGCAGCCTGTGAGATAAGGTCAGGCCTTCCTGCCATAGCTGGAGACAGGACGGCAATCTTGTAATCCTTCTTACCGATTGATACATAGAACTCGTTATACTTCTCGGAAGAAGTAATGTCTTTTATGGCCTTGCCCCTGTGATTTACAATCTTGGGCGTGAAAACTTTATACCTCGACTTGTCATCATAATCCATTACCTTGAACTCCTAGGCTCCTTGCCTTCATTGAAAATAGTATCCCAGCCCCAAGGAAAGTCAGTAGTGTCTCCGTGAAGGATACCGTGTGATTGACGGAACTCTTCCAGAGAAAGCTTGAGTCTAATGACTCTAGGGTAAAGCGATACGTGGTCTGTGCCTGAATCAGGACGGTACTCAATTCGGTAATCTTTCACGATACATGGAACGTGGTCATACACAGCGCCATACTTCAACAGAGCAATAGGGGGTCCATACATTGGAGAAGAGCCACTGCCCAACGAAGACCTAACAGACGAGATAACAATATTCACCAAATGACAAATGTACGCATACATGTCTGACTGCTTATATGATTCGGGGTCTGCTGCAAATGTGTACAGAGCTTGGTTTAAAGTATCCTCGGCAGGAATCTCAATGCTTTCTGATGTAGGATATCTTGGCCCTGCGTCCTTGTCTGAATCAATGACAACAACTCCAGCCGTCTGACCGCTGGATGTTCTGATTGAAGTGTTTATGGTGCTGTCAGAAATCTTAAAGTCATCTCTAACAATGTCCACCATACGCGCTCTTGTCTTCTCCACATCTCTTTGCACATCCTTGGCAAAGGTCCCAAGCCTGTTTCCTAGAATGTACAAGATGTGAGGAAGCGTTAGCAGGAGTTCAAGGCTGAACTTTCTAGGCTCTGCTCCGGTAAACATCCTAACTGATTCGTTTCTCATAAGGATGTGGTTCTCTGCGTAACGTGCTTCGCCATGCTCCTTAATAGCAGGGTCCTCAAAGAAAGGAAGTCTGCGAGAAGTAATTGGGTTCTGCTGCTCACCTGCGTACAAACCTTCACTAGCAGGAGCGCCATACCTAAATTCTAGGTATCCACGTTCCTCCAAGGCTTTGTTCATCCTTGTGGTGAAAAGTACATCTTCTCTGCTAGGAGTTAGGAACCCCGTAACAAAGTCGATACCCTGATTGTAGATTGGATTTGGCATTGTTTGAGTGTCTCAGGTATTTTAGAAACCTGTCCTTCGGGGGTAAGCAATCATTGTTCCGTTGTCATCATAACCAATCCCCGCAGCCCTATTTAGTGCTGCGCGATATACGGACAATTGTTCTTGGCTAGTTTTGGCAATCTTTTCTAAAGCAAGAAGTATGGCCCTTTGGTCATCTCCTGCCTTAGCGAGCGCCTGAGCATCGGCAACAGTATCAATAGCCCCAGCCCTGCTAAGATAATCCATCATGCGTTGATTTTGTGTCCCTATCTGGTCGGTTCCAAACAAAGAATCCGTAGCTCTCCCAATGCCTAACGTTTCACTTAGTTGTCCTGAACGGGCTAATGTGTCCGCGTCCCACCCCCCGATTGCTTGCCAAGTAGAAATGTCGCCCTTGGCAAGGTCCATTATTCCCCTCCAGTTTTCGGGGGCAAAGATATCCTCCATACGTCCAGCCGCTGATTTCAACGCGTCGGCAGCAGGTTGCACATGGTCCATAGCTACGGATTTAAAGGATAAGTACGCATCATTAGCAATATCAAATGATTCAGGCATCTTCTCAATAAGGATACCTGTCATCTTATTATAAAAATCACTGATGCCTGTGAAGAATTTCTCAGCCATATCTGACAAGGAGGTGTCGGTAATGTTAAAAGATTTCTTAAAGTTATCAATTCCTTCCTTGACGAAGTTGGAAGAATCTCTTGTAATACTTGTAATAAATGTTACGTACTCAATACCAAGTCCAATGAACTCAGCTTGAATCGTAGCAATCATCGTGTTCCACGCACGAACAAAGTCAAGACGTTGTTGTGTTGAAACGATGGAATCAAACCCATTACCACCAAGATTAGAGTCAAACAGATTATTTTCTCTGTTCCTCTTAGCCAAAGCTAACAGTTGCTGGGAGATACCGTAGTGGTTAGCCGCGACATCGGCCATAAAGGAAATATCTCCGCCACCTAATACTTTATCAAATCTGTCGGCAATGTTATCCAACAGACGGCTTGCTGCATCTCGGTATCCGATAGCTCCACGGTCGCCCAAACCACCTGTGCCCCCTAATTTAATAGCAGTAGTAAACTCTTTAGCTGTGGAACCAGCAACCAACCCCATAAGTTCCTGAACAGCGCCTTGGAACTGAACGCCACCTGCGGCTGTCATGTATGCAAGAGCAGACTGGAAACCTTTCGACGCTCCTGCGCCGTATTGGTTAGAAATCTTATTGCTGGTCTCGGCGGAACTCTTTACGGCTTGAGCTATAAAGTTGGAATCAATGTGAAACCTACTACCAAGAGTCACCATCTCTCTAACAAGTCTGTCAGAGGCATTAAGGTTCATCCCTAGGATTTCAGTGTTGAACGCAAGGCTCTCAGCGAACAACTTCTCGCTCAAACCAAGCTTGGTAATCCCGGTGAGCGTGTTCTTGGCTCCTGCTTTGTAGTCCCTAAAGCCTACTTTAATAGCAGTGCCGACCTGGGCAAATGATTCCCCAAGCGTGAGACCTGATTGCCTCATTTGACGGGCTAGGCTTTCCCCGCCCTTATCTAATAGGAGCTGTTGCTTTCCAACACGAACCATCTCTGTCCATGTTGAAAGTAGGTTGTCGGAACCTTTATCCCACCTGTCACCGAAGTTACGAGCTTCACCCGTAGCCTTTCGGATAGCCGCAGTTAATGCTCCTATGTCTTCCCTAATATCATCAGCCATTATAATTGCTCAAGGTACTTCTGTACGCTCACAGGCTGTAGACCCCGAAGTTTTCTAGTATCGTACACCCTGTACATGATATTTAGGAACGCTAACTTCTTTGCTTCGCCTGTAGGTATGTAGGGTTGACCTCCAAATCTCATCAAGAGGTACTTCCTTGTGCTGGGAGTGACTAGTCCCAAGTTTATAGCTGCGAGGTACGTGTCTCCTTTTGCTCTTGAAGTGTCAGAGGGAGGATATCGAAAATAGGGACCGCCTCTAGCCCTTCCTACAAGCATGACCAGCGGATATACATCTGTGGCTGTCTTGCTCCTGTAGTGGAACGTGTATACCGAGGTTCCCTTGATTCTACTTATGTGACGTGCTCTAAAGGACTTACCTTTGAACGCCAACGATTCTTCGACTAGGCTCTGCTCTCGCTCAGAAGTTAAGTAGTCTTTTTGGGTAATATTGTCCATTATCTCTACAGTTCTACTGTAATAATAGTATTTACTGTAGAAGTTAAAGAAAAGACTCTGGAGGCGGAGCCAAAAGAGTCTAAGTGAGAATAGATAAGATAGAAAAAAATGAACGACCTATCCTCAGAAACCAAAGAACTGTTTGAGCAGATTGCGTATGGTCTATCCCTTGAATTCAGGGAAAAGTGGAAGCACAGATACGGAACCCATCTAATCCTGATTTTCCAGGAGAGGATACTGAACTGTCTGGAGACACAAAAACCAATCGCTAAAGAGACCCTCCTCCAGACCATGTGCAGGAAGCACAAATACAACCAGAGTATTATTGAAGATTTCTTTAGCGAAATAGATATTGGACTCTACAAGCCCTTGATTAAGTAGACTTCTTTTTAGCGTCCTGCTCAGCGTAGTAGGCCTTTCGCGCTTCTTTAGCTTCCTCAATCATTTGGGCTTTGCACTCAAACTCCTTGTCGATTGCAGCTTGGCTATTATGAGCAGGACATATCCCACGCATGTCACACCAGTCGCAGAACTTATTAATCCTAGGCTTGAACTCATCAGTCTTCAACTTACGAATCGACCAGACTTCGTTCTTGAGTTTACGTTGAACGTATTGTTCTACCTTAGCTCCAGGAATCCTTACGGACACTAGCTTGTTCTGGACAGGATACCAGTGAGCCATCGTAATCTTATTGTACGGAATATTGTACATGTGGTGTACAGCGAATGTGTACATGAGCATTTGTGGGTCTGAGTAAAGCTCTGTAGGAGTTTTCATCCTCTTGCTTGTTTTATAGTCGATGACCAAATATCCGCCATCTTCACCTATTATAACACGGTCGATGATACCGTTGATGCTGAACGAGTCAGCCTCTACCTTGAAGCTATCCTCGGCTCCTACGGTCTTACTTAAGGCCTTGTTGAACGTGAAGAAGTTACTGATGCAGTTGGCAATCTTCTTCTTTCCATATCCTTTAGGACCCGATGTAGCAAACTCATACTTCGGTTTAATCTCTTCTGCAATCTCAAACAACTCCTCAACAGTTTCGCACTCAAAACCTAGTTCAAAGATTCTGTGAATGTACGAACCAAACTGTAGCGCATCCGTGCTCTGTTTGTCGTTGAAGACTCCTGGTAGTTTTCTCACGTATTTGCAGTGATACTTGAAAGGGCACTCGTTAAAAGTGTTGATTTTTGTTGGGCTTACGGTTTTTATATACATGTATGTACCTCCTACAGTTATTATAGAGTATCTGCACTCTAAATTCTCTGACTTCTCTGAGACCAGCAGTGAGTTCGTCATTAACTCCATCTTTGAGCCTGACGACCGGAAGAAGATGAGCATCAACCTGGAGACTGGTCTATGGCAGGATTTTAAGTCTGGGGAGAAGGGCAACTTCTTCCACCTAGTCAGCTTCGTAGAACATATTTCGTACAAGGCTGCGACGCTGTTCGTGGCCAAGAAGCTTCTCAACACTCCCGACCTTTTATTCTTTAGGTCTGACGTTGAGCAGCGAGGGGTGAACCTTTCTAAGAAGACCGCTTCCCTAGACCATTACAAGGATACGTTTGTCCCAGTGTTTGGAACTGCTCCAGGATACACCGAGCATTTCCCTGAGAAGCTAGCATACGAGTTCGTTAAGGAGAGGGGTTTAGAGAAGTTCAAGTTCTACGTTGGAGTAGAGGGGGCCTTTGTAAATCGCATCATCATCCCTTATGAAGATGAGAGTGGTCTGTTCTTCTTTCAGGGTCGTGCCCTCTTTAATAGCAAGATGAAGTATAAGAATCCTCACAAAGAGGAAAGTACTTTAAAAGCGTCAACTGTTCTGCTACCTTTCTCCAAAGAGGCTGACTACGTGTTTGTAACCGAGGGGCCTATTGACGCTCTTAGTTTGAAGGCACACGGCATTAATGCTACGTGCGCTAACGGAAGTATTATCTCCTACGAGCAAGCAAAGATGCTTAAAGGTAAAACGGTAGTTATGTCTTTTGACAATGACGACGCAGGCAAGAAGGGGACGAAAACTTCCGTTAAGATTCTTCGTAACGTAGGAGTAGAAACAATCTGGTACTGCAACCCCCCAAAGCCTTATAAGGATTGGAATGAGATGCACGTCGAGGCTCCTGCTGAATTACAGGCCCACGTTAGGGGCAGCATTCGCAAGTCTACCGTTCTCTATAGGATTACCTCAGAACTACTATAAACCTTTGGCTTAGGATAGTTTCTGTTAGCAAGGTGAACTTAAGCTGAATCTCATACTTGCCTGACACAAGGCCGTAGCCTTCCGTAGCGTTTGCAATAGCTGTAAGTGCTGCGGTGTCCCACAGGAACATAACATCATCATGGGACGTTACTCTTGTCGATGCAGCGGTGTCTGCAAAGCCTGACACTTCGTATCTTGAATCAAGGTTAGACTCTTCATTCAGCTTTACGATACGTACCTGGGCATCACGAATAACTGAGTCTCGGAAGATGTTCTTCTCCGCCAAGGACATGTTCTTGTTGGCTAGGCCAAGGTTCACGCCAAAGACTAAGTTCTCCTCGGAACCTATTTGGACATATCGGTTTCTCATCTTGACTGATGGGACGATATCGAGAGGCTCAGTAAACGTCACTACTGAGTCTTGGGACAGGCTAAACGTATGGACATATGTTACGAGGCTCCCGGTTTCCGTATTACGTAAAGTCCAAATATCGAAATAGTTTCCTACCTGTAAACCACTTGCAGCAATTGTCTTAGATGACCCGTCTTCCTCAGTGCCAGAGATTCCAGGTCGAAGGACAACAGAGAACACACCTTCATCATAATTGTCAGCCCTGTAGACCCCGCTAGCAGCGGAAGCGTCCAGGGAATACCCAGAGTTGTCATAGCTTGTGCTGGTTACCAAAGTGTCCGGTGCTGCAAACCTAAAGATGGAATCATCGTACATTGACGACGCTACCAATCCGTACCTGACAGATGAGCCTTGGAGGTCCAAGAGGTTCTCAGGAAGGCCATTGGTAATGTAAGGGAACTCAGTACTTGAAGAGGTTGTATCTTTGAAGATATGAACGGAAGATACTTCATACGGGTCGGAATACCCTCCTCCCACAACGTAGTGCATCTGTAGCTCTACTCTCTCTTCCGTGGCTGGCCTATTATGCCTAGGGACTACAGTGATTGAATTTAGTTGTGACATACTGTATTATTTACTCCTTTGGACGAACCTCCTCAAGGAGTTCTTTATACACCTTTAACAGGACCTCCCTGTCCCGAAAGGTCAAGGAGGAATACAGACTATGGCTGATTCCCTGATACTCAAACAAACTAGCCTCCCTCAGGAGGTTTTCGGCTGTCAGCCGTGCGACTAGTTCGGAGTAAAAAAATCCTTGCTCAATCCTAGAGCAATTTGATTGTCTTGGTGACAAGCGTTGCACTGGAAGATTACCATCTTCTCCATCCCATAATCGCTGCCATACACAGAGTTGTGAACTGTATCAACATCTCTCAAAGTGGTTCCTTGCAAGAACGCAAAGATGATTTTGCTGTCAGTTACTTCATCAACAGATAGGATGAATCGGTGAAGATTCATATACATGTCGTTAATGCTTCCTGTGTGCATTTCGTCCTTTACTGCGGGATGCCTTGCGACAACAGTAGTTTCAGAGTCTGGGAGCTTTAGAGTGATGGTGTTGAGATTTTCCTGGGCGTACTTCACAGGCAGGGTCTCAAGGTCAATTTGGAGCTTGTTAATCTTTCCACACTCCTTATTGGTGCAGGTGCTTTCCATTGGATAGATGTTACCCCAGGTAAGTTCTCGCAGTTTAAACAGGAGGTAGTCTCGGTCAGGAAGGGTTAAATACTCCCCAGGAACTCCTTCAACGCAGCGGCTAATAACCTGAGAGATTCCTGCTGTAACGTCGCCTTGGAGGTTCTTTAGGTCAAGCTCGTCTTGGAAATTGAATGGTCTGATTTTGACCGTAGCCACTCCATTGTATGCGTGTCCCCCGGATGGGAGGTTTACGCTGACCCATTCTTTCTTACCCTGTACCTTTGCTAAGAGATTGGTTAAAATGTCACTATCCACATTGGTCTGTGGCGCATCAATAGTTTCGGAAGCTTTCACAGACTCTAGCATCTTTTCCTTATTCAAGACAGGGGGCGCATCCATAGGTTTAAAGTCGCCTGATTGGGCCATATCCATAATACTTTGGTCTTTTTCCATCGAGATATCTATTATGTTTGTGGGAGAATGTACATATTTAGGTGCGATTTGTAATAACCAACACACGAACACAGCTTATAACCAAGAACCAGCATCTATTTGGAATCTTGTTAAAGAAGTATACAAGGAAGGTTCAAGGGTATTTCCACTCCAAGCTGTATAAGCAAGGGAAGTGGGACGGTGGGAAGAAGTTCTTTTCACTGACAGGCAGGTTTGACACAGGACTATTGCCTTTTATACAAGCAGACCTAGACAGGGCTGGGCTACCTTATGAAGTGGAGGATAAGCGGGAATTCTTTGAGATGGGAAGTCCTGACGTGGAAGGTCTTACTTTGAGAGATTACCAAGAAGAGTTTGTAGAGTCAGCTTTGAAGCAAAGGCGTTGCATTATTAAAGCTCCAACAGCGGCTGGAAAAACTGCAATCATGATATCCATCCTCAAGGCAATCGGAGATAGGAAAGGGATTCTCTTCTTTTCCAAGAAATCCATCTTGGAGCAGACGTATAACGACCTTGTGAAGTTTGGCTTTGACCCTGGCGTTTGTTTCGGTGAAGGTTACATCCTGAAAGATATGATGCTTTGCACTATTCAGTCGGTAGAGAAGATTATGGCCTCCCACTTGAAGACTGCGGAATACATCATGTTTGATGAGATTCAAGAGTTCTCAAATGGTAAGCTAGGGGTCGCCTGTATGACATCCTTTCCAAAGGCATCTGTTAGGATTGGCCTAACAGCGACCGTGCCAACCGATGACATCCCAAAGATGAATGCTATTGGAGGTTTGGGTCCTGTGCTGGAGAAGGTGTCGGTTACAGAATTGATTGAGGACAAGTGGCTAACTCCTCCAGTAATCACAATGATTAACAGAGAGAATGCTATGGAGGAAGATGATACCAAGATTTCCTACGTAGACAGTTACAACAAGTTCATCGTAAACAATGATTTGCGCAACTCAATGATTAGGTTGCTGACAGAACAGTTTGCGCAGGGGGAGCACAGCAAGACACTAATTCTTGTGAAGAGTCTTGAACATGCAAAGGTGCTACATGAACTGTTGCCTGACTCAATCATGTGTCAAGGCTCCGACCCTTTATCAGTTAGGAACAAGGCCATCAAAGAATTCAAGAGTCGTACTCATGGAATTCTCATTGGAACAGTTATCTTCCAAACAGGTGTAAACATTCCAGAGATTACACATTACATCAACGCCCGTGGGTTGAAGTCAGAGATTGCAACCATTCAAGCACTAGGCAGAGCCTTGAGATTGCATGAAACAAAGAAGGAAGTTTACATATATGATTTCCTAGATAAAGAGAGATATCTTGGCAAACACGCC